TTCAGGCCAAACAAATTCGCCGAGCCATTGGCGATTGGTTTCAATGGACGTTCTGCGGAAGCTCGTTCATGGGCGAGCCTGTGCTCGCAGCCGCACCCACAGAGGCAAAGCCAGCCACCCAGCAGGCGAGCGGGGAGCGGGATAAAGAGCGCGACGCATGGCTCGGCGGGAGCAGCTATGAAGCCGCAATGCTTCGAGAGTTGCTTGCCAATATCCATCGTGACGGAGGGCACTACGTTGCGCGGCACGGTCTTGAAAAGGCTTTGTCAGACGCCCATGCCGTCATCATCGAACTGCGGTGCGCAGCCCTCTCCACTCCAGCGCAGCAAGACGCTGTGGATGCGGAGCGGTATCGGCTGCTTCGCCGTGGTCAGCATTGGAGCGTGATTGACGGCATCGGCAATGTGCTGCGGGGCGACGACCTTGACGCAGCCATCAACGCAAAGAAAGGCCAGCCGTGACCCCCGCCCAGATAGCGCACATCATGTCGCTGGTGGACGAGTACCTCTACGCCCCACTGAAACAAAAACGCGAAGCCATCGAGGCCGCACTGCGCGACGCACCACAGGCCGAGGGGTGGGTGATGGTGCCGGTGGAGGTGATTGCGTTCCTCAAGGGCGAGGAAGCGTTGGAGGGCAAGTTCTTCGGCGAGCCGGACCCATTCACCAAAGGCCGCTACTGGTGGCGCAAGTATTTGAGGGAAGTAACTCCCAGCGCACCAACAGCGGTAGAGCCTGATGAGCGGACTTTCTCACAGTGGTTCGACAGCTTGACCACAGAAGACCGCTACGACTTTGACAGCTTTGGGCGTGGCTTCAAGAAGGACCCAACCGTAATGATGCGAATGGCTTGGGACGCAGCCCGCGCACCGAAAGGAGCACCGTGATATGCCCGAGATGTGGCGCCGCCAGCAGCGTGCTGGAGACGCGCACCAACAAAACCAGCATGACCACAACGCGCAGCCGCTTGTGTTTCAACGAGCACCGCTTCAAGACGGTGGAGATCCACGAGCCTGTGTACTGCTCGGCCGAGCAACGCAACGTCAAGTTTGTTCAGGCCGCAGCCAAGCGCAGCCACTTCTGGAAGCGCGACATTCAGATCGCCAAGCAGTTGGGGGTCGACGGGTGGCAAGCCCTGGCGGCCACCTACGGCATCACAAAATCCGCGGTCTATCTGGCCGCTAAACGAGGAAAGCAATGGTACGAACGCCAGCAGTCAAGAAGCGCGCGGTAGTGCGCCCCAACATGCTCTCCTACGTCCACGCGTACAAGATGGTTCAGAGCGATGAGCCCTTCACGCGCGAGGAGTTGGTGGAGACCACGGGCTGGCACTACATGACGGCGGGGCGCTTCATCAAGGCGCTGCGCAACGGCAAGCTGATCCACATCCACGCGTGGCTGCCCGACAGCATGGACCGGGACTCCATCGCGGTGTACCGCAGGGGGAATGAGAAAGACAAGGCTCGCAAGAAGCTGACCACGGCCCAGCGCACCAAACGCTGGCGCGACAACAAACGCAAACTTCGTCAACAGGAAAACATGAAAGGACTTTTCAAATGAGCCTCCCCCCTTACAACCAAAAAAGTCACAAAGAAATTCTGGAGCAGCATAACGCTGTGTTGCGGCAGAACCCGCCGGGGTCCATGCGCGATGCTGAGATGAGCCTCGTAGGAGCGTCCATGCAAGTGGGCCAGCAGATGACTGAGGCCGAGCAGCGGCGGCAAGATGCGTACAACCAGGGCGCCATCGCAGGCGCAGGGCACGCCAACATCACACTCGGCGCACAGCAAAAGCAGAGCCCCCTCGACGTGCAAGTCGGTGGCGGCCACTACAAGGGCAAAGCCATCCAGCCGGTCGAGTACATCTCGGCCAACGGCCTGAACTTCCTGGAGGGCTGCATCGTCAAGCGCATCACCCGCTGGCGCGACAAGAACGGCATCGAGGACCTGGAGAAGATCAAGCACGAGGTCGACCTGCTGATCGCCATGGAGAAGCGGTATGGCAACGCCAGAGGCGGTTGTTAAGAAGCGCGTGCGCCTGATCCTGGCGCACCACAAGGCTTACTTCCGACAGCCTGTCACCGGCGGCTACGGCCACGGAGGCCAGCTGGACTTCTACGCGTGCCACGCAGGGCGCTACATCGGCATCGAGACCAAGTCCATCCACAGCAGCCACAAGGTCACGGCGCTGCAGCAAGCAGAGATCGACGCCATCCGGGAAGCCGGGGGCATCGCGCTCGTCATCAACGAAACCAACTACCACGAACTTGAAGAGGTACTCAATGAACACCGCATTTGAAAACATGACCCAGGAAGAGAACGACTTCTTCGAGCGCATGAAGACCGCTCCCGAGAGCGAGCGCGACATCTTCCGCAGGGCGCTCAACATCATGATGACCTGCTTCGGCGACAACCCGCCCGGCGCTGTGCTGGTGCTGCACGTCATGCGCGACACCAACAGCATGGAGATCCACGGCTTCAACGTCTTCCAGGGGGAACCCGAACGCATGCTCGGCTTCGCGTTGCAGCACACGCTGCAAGGTCACGAGCCCCGCCCTGACACCCCGGTGCAGTGATGGGAGTTCCGTTCAACCAGATCCTGGTGGTGGACTTCGAGACGCGCTATGCGCAGAAGCCGCAGCCATGGTGCCCCGACGGGTACACGCTGCGCAAGACCACCACCGAGGAGTACGTGCGCTCGAAGTTGTTCAAGGACTTCGGCGCCTCGGTGAAGCAGTTCAAGCCCGACTCGGCTGTGGCCCAGTGGTACCGCCCCGACGAGTTGCGCAAGGTGCTCAAGACCTACGACTGGACCAAGACGGCGGTGGTCTGCCACAACGCGGCGTTCGACGTGTCGATCCTCTCGTGGCACTACGGCATCCAGCCGGCGTTCATCTTCGACACGCTGTCCATGTCCCGGGCGCTGCGCGGCACCAAGGGCAAGAACAGCCTGGACGCGTTGGCCAAGGACTTCGGCCTGCCGGAGAAGGGCAGTGCCATCGGTCTCTCGGACGGCCTGTGGGAACTTCCTCCGCACATCGAGCGCCAGCTGGCCGAGTACTGCAACCACGACGTGTGGCTGTGCGAGGAGGTGTTCAAGCGGTTCCTGATGATGTGTCGGGGCAGCGCGGACTTGCTGGCGGCCGATGAGAACGGCGCTGACTGGGCCGACTTCGACGACGCCTACGACATGCGCCGGTGGAGATACCCCATCAAGGAACTGCGCCTCATCGACATGACGCTGCGCATGTTCACCCGGCCCTTGCTGGAGCTCGATCCGGAGATGCTGGGCGACGCGCTGGAAGAGGAGAAGGACACACGCGAGAAGCTGCTGGCGCGCTTGGGGATCACGGACTCGGACTTGGCCAGCAACGATCGATTCGCAGACATCCTGCGCGGTCTGGGCGTGGAGCCGCCGATGAAGAAAAAGAACCCCACCGTCAAGACGCCGAACCCTGTCGGTTTCAACTACGCGTTCGCCAAGAACGACGCGGGCTTCCAGGCCATGCTGGCGCACGAGGACGACAACATCGTCTCCCTGTGCGAGGCGCGGCTGAAGGTCAAGTCGACCACCGAGCGCACGCGGGCCCAACGCTTCCTCGACATCTCCCACCGGGGCACGCTGCCCGTGCCGCTGCACTACTACGGCGCCATCACCGGGCGCTGGGCTGCAGCCAAGGGGGCGGCCATCAACATGCAGAATCTGAAGCGGGGCTCGTTCCTGCGCAAGGCGATCATGGCACCCGAGGGCTACGTCATTGTGGTGGTGGACTTGTCCCAGATCGAGCCGCGCGTGCTGGCGTGGTTGTCCGACTACGACGAACTGCTCGAGATCTTCCGCTCGGGCCAGGACGCCTACGCCATGTTCGGCTCGCAGATGTTCAACTTGCCCGGCCTCAACAAGAAGGACCACCCAGACCTGCGTCAGAGCGCCAAGAGCGCGTTGCTGGGGGCTGGGTATGGCCTGGGGTGGGCGAGCTTCGCTGCGCAGCTTCTGGTGGGTTTCCTGGGCGCTCCGCCCGTGCGCTACGACATCGCCTTCGCCAAGAAGCTGGGCGTCACCGCTGCGTACATCGAGAAGTTCCTGGACTGGGACGAGAACCTCAAGCAGCTGGCCGAGATCCCGCACAACTGCACGAAGCAGGAACTGCTGGTCCACTGCGTGGCGGCCAAGAAGATCATCGACGTCTACCGTGCGACGGCAGCACCTGTGGTGGGGTTCTGGGAGATGTGCACGCAGCTGATCCACAGCGCGCTGGCCGACGGTCAGGAGTACGACCACAAGGGCGCACTGCTCTTCCGAAAAGAAGAGATCGTGCTTCCCAACGGCATGTCAATCCGGTATCCTAACCTTCGCCAAGAAGAGGACAAGGAAGCCGCCGAGCGCGGTGTGAAGCGCAAGCAGTGGGTGTATGGCGACGGTGCAGAGACAACGAAGCTCTACGCCGGCAAAGTCACGAACAACGTGACCCAGGCGCTTGCGCGAATCGTGATGACCGACGGGTTGCTGAAGGTCTCCACGAGGATTCCGCTCGTGGGTACGGTGCACGACGAAGGTCTGGGCATCGTGAAGAAGGAAGAGGGCGAGAAGGCTCTGGGCTGGATGATCCGGCGCATGACCGAGGAACCCCCTTACATGCCGGGCATTCCGCTGGCAGCTGACGGTGGCTTTCATCGTCGATATGGAATCGCGAAAAACTAACAGGAGAAACAATGATCCTTCCTTACAAGTTCAAGCTGGGGCACCAGCAGTACCAAGTGGGCACTTGCCTCACGGGCACGAGCAAGAGCGGCTGGCTGTACCCCGGGGTCGCATTCATGGAGATCGCCATCGGCGACCGTAAAGGCCTGCGCAAGCCCCAGGCCATTCAGCAAACCTTCTGGCACGAGTCCACGCACGCCATCCTCTACAGCATGGGCCACCCCCTCTGGAAAGACGAGAAGTTCGTCACCGAGTTCAGCAAGCGCCTTGTCCAACTCATCAACACAGCGGAGTTCAAGTGAAGAGGCTCTGGAAGCCCGTGCCCGGGTACGAAGGGCTGTACGAAGTGTCTTCAGCAGGTGTCGTCCGTAGCGTTCCTCGAGAAGTGCTGCGCAGGTACGCAAACGGTCGCACGTCGGTGATCCGCAGGGCGGCGTGCGTGTTGAAGCAGTACACCAACGAAGACGGGTACCGCTCTGTGCGGTTCAGTCGCGACGGAAAGTCCAAGACTTTTTTAGTGGCCCGTGTCGTGCTGTGTGCATTTCTAGGGGAACCTGCGGAGGGGCTTGAGGCGGCGCACAAGAACCACGACCGCGCTGACAACCGACTGGTTAATTTGGAATGGGCGACGCGTCTGGAAAACGAGCAACAGAAAGACGCTGCTGGCCGCCGCCCAACGGTGCCCTGGGCCAAGCTAGACAGAGACGCTGCTGCGCAGATTCGAAGCCTACGCGGCACAGGGAAGACCTACAAAAGCATTGCAGCCCAATTCGGGTGCACTCTATCAAACGTGGCGCGTGTTTGCGCGGGAGGATTTGGAGATGAGTAAGCCGTACGTGCACTCGCACACGAGTATTAAAGAATTTATGCAATGTCCGAGAAAATTCGAAGCCAAGCGCATCCTGAAGCTCTACCCCTACCAGCAGAGCGAAGCGGCGCGCTACGGTGACGAGGTGCACAAGGCGCTCGAAGACCACACCAACCTGCAGAAACCCATCCCCAAGCAGCACGAGCAGTTTCTGCCTGTGATCAAGGCGGTGCTGGCCAAGCCCGGGCGCCATCAAGCCGAGCTTGCCGTGGGTGTGCGACGCGATCTGACACCGTGCGACTTCTTCGACAAGAAGGTCTGGCTGCGCGGCAAGATCGACCACATCGCCATCGACGATGACGACCTCAAGGCCTGGGTGGTGGACTGGAAGACGGGCAAGAACAAGTACCCCGACTTCGATCAGATGACGCTCATGTCGCTGTTCACCTTCGCCCACTACGGCCACCTGCGCCAAGTCAACTCGGCCATCATCTTCCTGCTCTACAACGACCTCAAGAAGTCGCGCATGGTGATCGACGACGTCGAGAAGCAGTGGTGGAAGCTGAAGGAGAAGACTGCCAAAATCGAGGCGGCGATTGAGGTGGGTCAGTTCCCGCCGAAGCCCGGCCCCCTGTGCCCGTGGTGCGAACACACCGCGTGCGAACACCATCCGAAACATTGAGGTGCATCATGTGTGAAACAGTGGATCGGTATCGCGAACTGTTCCTTTACGACGCCAAGACGGGTCTTTTGACCCGACGCATCAACAGCGGTAAAGGGCGCGCAGGCGCTGTAGTCGGGACGTTGCACAGCGCAGGGTACTTGCAGGTTCGGGTAAACGCCGTTTGGCACTACGTGCACAGAACTGTGTGGGCCATGCGCACGGGCAGTTTGCCGACTCAATTTATAGACCATCGGAACGGAGTTCGTACCGATAACAGGTGGCGTAACTTGCGCGAAGCGACACATGCGCAGAACATGCAGAACTCTTGTCAGAGATCGCACAGCAAAAACCCCTTCAAAGGGGTTCGTCCTACAGGGGCGTCGGGCAAATGGATGGCGCGAATTACAGTTCGGGGGAAGGAAAAACATCTCGGCTCTTTTGAAACTGTCCAGGAAGCACGCCGCGCATACTTGACGGCTGCTAAAGAACACTTCACCCACTACACGACGAGGTAGCTATGCAAACAAACGGCAAACGTGACTACAAGCACCAGTACAAGCTGGAGAAGGCCCGAGGCGAGACCAAGGATCAGATCGAGCGCCAGCGTGCGCGGCGTGCCTACGATGCGGCCGGCGTGGACCGCGACGGCAAGCACATCGATCACGTCAAGAAGATCAAGAACGGCGGCAAGAGCACCAAGAGCAACACGCGTCTGCGAGCGCCCAAGGCGAACATGAGCGACAACGGCCACTGACATGCACATTCACGAAAACAAAGCCGTCATTCTGAAGACGCGCTATCCGGAGAAGTTTGCGATCATCCCCAAGCACAAGGTGCTCAATGAAGTCCCCGGCGGGGCTGAGATCGCTGTGCACTGGGGCCTGGATGAAGTGCGCGTCATGCGCAACATGGGGTTCACCAAGGTGCCCTCGCCCATCGTCGGGCGCTACGACTGGCCGGGGCGCTACCGCCCTGCACAGCACCAGATCGAGACCGCGGCCTTTGCCACGCTGCACAACCGCTGCTTCGTGCTCAACGAGCCCGGCACCATGAAGACGATCAGCGTCCTGTGGGCGGCCGACTACCTCATGCGCATCAAGCGCGTGCGTCGCGTCCTGGTGCTCTGCCCGATGTCGATCATGTACACGGCGTGGATCGCGGACATCATGAACAGCATCATGCACCGCAGCGCCATCGTGGCGCACCACAGCAAGGCCTCACGCCGCATCGAGATGATTCAGGGCGACTACGAGTTCGTGGTGGTCAACTACGAGGGCCTGAACCTGATCGCCCACGAGGTGCGCGCCGATGGTCGCTTCGATCTGGTGATCGTCGATGAGGCCAACGCCTACAAGAACACGAACACCCGGCGCTGGAAGGCACTGAACTCGATCTTGAAGCCCGAGACCCTGCTGTGGATGATGACCGGCACGCCGGCATCGCAGTCGCCCGTGGACGCCTATGGTTTGGCCAAGCTGGTCTCACCGGAGCGTGTGCCCAAGTTCGTGACCGCGTGGAAAGAGAAGGTCATGAACAAGGTGACGCAGTTCAAGTGGGTGCCCAAGCCCAACGCACGCGACATGGTGTTCGAGGCGCTGCAGCCCGCCATCCGCTTCGCGAAGAAGGACTGCCTGGACCTGCCGCCCGTGATCACCGAGACGCGCCATGTCGAGATGTCGCCGCAGCAGAAGAAGTACTACGACATGCTCAAGACGCAGTTGATGGTGCGCACCTCGGGCGAGACCATCAGCGCGGTGAACGCTGGCGTGGCCGTGAGCAAGCTGCTGCAGATCAGCGCCGGCGCTGCCTACACCGACGAGCACGAGGTCATCGAGTTCGACGCAGGCCCCCGGCTGCACGCGGTGCGCGAGATCCTGGAAGAGACCGACCGCAAGGTCATCATCTTCGCGTTGTTCCGCTCCAGCATGGACACGCTGCACGCGGACCTCACCAAGCACGGCGTCACGGCCACACAGATCCACGGCGACGTGAGCGCCGGCAAACGCGCGCGCATCATCGAGGACTTCCAGTCGACCGACCTCACGCGTGTGCTGATCCTGCAGCCGCAAGCCACAGCGCACGGCATCACGCTGACCGCTGCGGACACGGTGATCTTCTACGGGCCGGTCATGAGTGTCGAGTTGTACCTGCAGTGCATCGCGCGGGCCGACCGCAAAGGGCAGACCAGCGACAGCGTGCGCGTCATCCACATCGAGTCCAGCCCGGTCGAACAGAAGATGTTCAAAGCGGTCTCCATGAAAGTGAGCGACCACACACTTCTGGTCGATTTGTTCCGCAGCGAATTTAACGAGTAAAGGGGGTTGCACACCAGAAAATACCCGCTATGATTGTCAAAGGTTTTACAGTTTCAACCATCAGGAAAGCACCATGAGTACTACAGAGACCGCCCCGGTCCCGTTGGACCGTCTGGCCAAAATCTATCGCAAGATCCGCGATGCGAAGGCCACCCTCACCCAGGAATACGACACGAAGATTGCGGGCCTGGAAGCCCAGCTTGAGGTCGTGTCCGACGCCATGAAAGAGCACATGAAGGCCGCAGGCGTCACTTCGGTGAAGACCGAAGAGGGCACCATCATCATGAGCAAATCGACGCGCTACAGCGTGCAGGACTGGGACGCCTTCAAAGCGTTCTGCGTGCAGCACGACGCGCTGGACCTGTTCGAGAAGCGCGTGGCGCAGAAGAACACCGCGCAGTTCCTCGAAGACAACCCCGACGTCGCCATCCCCTCGCTGATGACCGACGCCAAGTACGTGATCAGCGTGCGCAAACCAGGAGCCAAATAATGAGCAACTTCACTTTTGGAGAGGCGCTTCGTGCGCTCAAGCAAGGCAAGCGCGTCGCACGCGCGGGCTGGAACGGCAAGGGCATGTTCATCTACTTGAACAAAGGTAGCGTGGACAGCAGCGAGCCGCTGTTGCAGGACAGTGAGGCAACTGTCGACGGCATCCGACGCACTCTTTTCGAGAACGGCGACACAGGCACCGTGACGCGTCTGCCCAACATCAACATGCGCGCTGCGTCTGGCGCCACGGTCACGGGCTGGCTTGCGTCCCAAACAGACATGCTTGCTGAAGACTGGGAGGTGCTGCCATGAAAGCCCTCATGATCGACATCGAGACGCTGGGCCTGCTGCCGACCACGGTCGTGCACCAAGTCGGCTTCTGCGCCGCAGACCTCACCACCGGCGACTACGTCATTCACCCGACCAACCTGTACATCCAGCCGCTGCCCGAGCAGAAGGTGGACTTCGAGACCGTGGTGTGGTGGATGAACCAGAGCGACGCTGCACGCTCCGCCGTCTACCCCAAGAACGTGACGCGCATGGGGGTCGCAACCCTCTTCGCCGTGCTGACCGCTGCATACGAAGCGATTGGTGGCGAGAAAGGTGGCGCCACGGTCTGGGCCAGCCCCGCGATGTTCGACCTGCCCATCCTCACACACGCCTTCAGCGTGGCGCGCCCCGATCTGCGGGAGCCCAAGCCCTGGCCCTACTACATGGAGCGTGACCTCATGACGCTCTACAAGATGCTCGACCCGGAGAAGTTGCTCAAACCAACGAACTCGATCGAACATGACGCCGCATCTGATGCGAAGGCTCAGATGGATCACCTGATCGCAATTTTTCAAGCCAACCAAACCCTCTTGCAAGGAGCAAAATAATGGGATCCGAAGTTACTCTTTTTGGCGGCCAACTGCCCGCCCACCTGCGTGCCAAAGCAGGCACCTCTGCGACCGCAGCAGCCCTCATGGGCAGTGCCGCCGGTGGCAAGCGTCTCTCCATGAAGAACGGCGTCTGGCGCCTCATGGACGGCGGCAAGGAACTGGCCCAGGTCGAAGAGCGCTACCTCGACGTGGTGGTCATCAAAGCCGCCCCCAAGGTCTCCCGCGTGCTGTACCTCGGCACCTACGACGCTGCGAACCCCGGCCCACCTGACTGCTGGAGCAGCGACGGCGACGCGCCCGACGCGACCATCAAGGAACCTCAGGCCAACACCTGCGCCAAGTGCGAGCAGAACGTGGCCGGCTCGGGCAAGGGCAACAGCCGTGCATGCCGCTTCCAGCAGCGCGTTGCACTGGTGACCGCCAGCGATCTGGTCGAGAACGGCGACAAGGCCTCGGTGATGAGCTTCACCGTGCCTGCCACGAGCCTGTTCGGCAAGGCCGAGGGCGACAAGCGTCCGCTGCAGGAGTACGCGCGCTTCCTGGGCGCCCAGAAGATCAGCCCCGAGATGGTGGTGACCCGCATGAAGTTCGACACGTCGGACGACACCGAGGGCCAGAAGGTGGTCTTCAAGGCCATGCGCTACCTGGAGCAGGACGAGTTCGACGCGGTCGAGCTTCTGGCCGAGAGCGACGACGCCGAGAAGGCTGTGACCATGACCGTGACGCAGATCGACAAGGTGGCCGACCCCGTCGAGGGCAAGCGCCCCGCGAAGAAAGCCGAGGAAGATGCACCGGCACCGAAGTCGCGCGCCAAGGCCAAGCCGAAGGCCGAGGACGACGATGACGCACCTGCACCGAAAGCCAAGGCGAAACCTGCGGCTCCCGCTGACGAAGACGACGAGGCGCCCGCACCGAAGGCCAAGTCCAAGCCTGCAGCGGCCGACGAGGACGACGAGGCGCCTGCACCGAAGGCCAAGTCCAAGCCCGCAGTTGCTGCAGACGAAGACGAAGCGCCTGCCGTGCGCAAGAGCGCCAAGGACAAGCCCGAGCCTGCCGGCAAGGCCGACCTCGCGTCGGTCGTGGATGGCTGGGACGACTGATTGAGCGGAGGGGCTTCGGCCCCTCTTCCCACACCATGCCGTACCAACCCAAAGTCGTCGCGCAGATCAAGAAGCTGCCCATGACCAACATGGGCGCTGCCCTTGGGCGCTGGGCGATCTATTTCGACCTCTCCGTCATTCGGGTTGCCATCGCCGTCGGGGTCACCCGCCAGAGCGTCTACAACTGGATGAAAGGCGGCGAGATCTTCCCCGTCTTCAAGCCACGCGTGCAAGCCCTGATCCGCATCATGGAGCGCGCGCACGCCGAACGCAAAACAACCGAACAAGTCTGGAGAGCAATATGTCAGGAATTCAAAATTACCACGGACTGACCAACCGCGAGTTGGCGCAGATGGTGGAGAACGATGGCGTGGTCAACGCCACGCCTGAAGTGCTCGAGCACGTAGCCCTTCGCTTTATTGAGCTCTTCCGCCACGGACACCTCGACTACGCCGGCCGCCAAGTAACGCGCGTCCCTCTCGTCGTCAGCTGACCCCAAGGATCTCCATGAAACCGCTTGAGTTCCTTGCGGCGGTCCTGCCGTCGCCGGGTCACGGCCACTACTGCGTGGCCGAACTGAACACTGCGCGCAAGCAGCACGCCTTCGTCGAAGACCTCTCCGAGATCAAGCCATTCGTCAAGCAGTGGCTGGGCAAGAAGCGCGACGTGTACTTCGCGCTCTCCACATTCGCAGACCCGAACAAGGGCCGCAAAGCCGACAACGCCGAGAACATCAAGGCGCTCTTCATCGACATGGACGGCTACGAGAGCAAGGCCGCGGCCGGCACGGCGCTGTTCAGCTTTCTGGAGAAGACCGGCCTGGACGCCTTCGGCACGCCCCACATCCTGTCATCCGGCGGCGGGCTGCACGCCTACTGGCCCCTGTCGCAGGTGGCCGAGATCTCGCAGTGGAAACCTGTGGCCGAGGCGTTCAAGCGCCTGTGCAAGCAGGAAGGTCTGTCCATCGACATGACTGTCACCGCCGACGCGGCGCGCGTGTTGCGCATCCCCGGCACGTTCAACTTCAAAGCCAAGTACGGCGAGCCCCGCCCGGTCAAGGTGCTGCAGACAGGTGACGCCAAGGTCGACCTGCGCCGCTTCGGCGCCACGGTGCGCGGCCTGCTGCGTGAAGAGTTCTCGATGCCGCCCAGCAGTGCTGGCGCTGGCCTGGGGCTCAACGGTGCTGCCCCCACCCGCAAGAACAGCAAGACCTCCACAGCCGAGGCACTGATGGGCAACGCGATGACGCGTTTCGAGACCATCTGGATGAAGACCGAGAAGGGCAACGGCTGCGCCCAACTCGACTACTACATCAACAACGCCGAAGACGATGGCATGGAGCCGCTGTGGCGCGGCCTGCTGTCCCTGGCCAAGGTCTGCGAAGACGGCGACGAGTATGCGCACAAGCTCTCGGCGCTGCACCCCTACACGCCCGAACGCACCCGCGAGAAGCTCGACAGCATCAAGGGCCCCTACCCCTGCGTCAAGCTCGACAGCGAGAACCCCGGCATCTGCAGCGGCTGCGCGCACTGGGGCCGGATCACCAACCCGCTGGCGCTGGGCCGCGAGGTGGCTGTGGACAACGCGCCGCGTCAGATCGAAGTCCCCACATCCAAGCCCAGCGCGGCCGATCTGGAAGACGAAGACGCACCGGCACCAGCTACGCGCAGCTTCACACGCCCCACACCGCCCAAGGGCTTCGACTACGGTCGCCACGGCGGCATCTACCGCACGGTGGAGATGGAAGACAGCAGCGGCACCAAGTCCAAGGTCCAGGTGGTGGTGCTGCCCTACGACCTGTATGTGGTCGAGATCCTGCGCATGGAGGGCAACGAGAAGTTCGCCCACCTCATGGCGATCAAGCCCTGCGGCCCGGAAGACGACGAGGGCAAGCGCCCGATGGAGTACATCCCGATCCTGCTGCCGCAAAAGACGATCGTATCCAAAGACGAACTGCTCAAGGTGCTCGCCGGCTTCGGCGTGAGTGCTGCCAACGGCAAGTTCAACGACCCCTTCCTCTACGACTACGTGCGCGGCGCTGTAGACCAAGCAGGCATGGAGCGCGAGGCGGTGGACGTGCCGATCCAGTTCGGCTGGCAGAAGGACCGCAGCTTCGTCTACAACAACCGCATCTTCCGCGCCGACGGCTCCGCGCTGCCCGTGCCGATGCCGGGTCTGGAGAACATCAACCGCGTGACCAACGCCAAGGGCACCATCGAGGAGTGGCGCGGCTTCTGGGACGTCATGGTCAAGCGCAAGATGCACACGATGCTGGCGCTGTGCCTCAACGCCTTCGGCTCCACGCTCATGCACTTCAGCGAGTATGAGGGCTTCGTCTGGCACATCGGCTCCACCGCCTCGGGCACCGGCAAGTCGCTCACGCTCACGGCCATCGCCAGCGTCTGGGGTCAGCCCATCCGCTACCGCACCGGCAAGGGCACCTCGCAGGTCGCCATGCAACAGCGCGCGGGCCTGCTCAACAGCCTGCCCCTGCTGATCGACGAGATCACCACCAAGGCGCGCAACGACGTGGAGTGGATCCCCGAGTTCATCTTCAACATCTCCGAGGGCCAGGGCAAAGAGCGCATGGAGTCGGGCGCCAACCGCGAGCGGGTGAACAACAGCACCTGGGCGCTGTCCTGCACCATGACGTCCAACACCCACCTGACAGACGTGCTGACCGGCGCACGCAAGCACTCCAGCAACGGCGAGGTGATGCGCATGCTGGAGTGGAACCCCACCAAGCAGCTGGACTTCAGCGACGAGGAACGCGAGCACATCGGCGCCATGCGCCAGAACTACGGCGTGGCCGGTGAGAAGTGGGTCCGCTACATGGTGGCCAACTACACCACGGTGCGCAAGGTCTGGGACCGCACCCACGCGCTGCTGCGCGACCAACTCAGCTTCGCCGATGAAGAGCGGTACTGGCACTCGGCCTGCACCGCCGTGGTGGCCGCCGCGATCCTGTGCAGTTCCAAGTACGCCGGCATCGTGGATGTGCCGATCCAGGGCGTGACCGACGCGCTGCTGGGGCTGGTGAACAAGGCCCGCGAGAACCACAAGAAGTCCGTGCGCACCGCCGAGGACGTGCTCTCCAGCTTCATCGGGGATCACAACGGGCGCTTCGTCACCGTGCGCCGCGACGAACTGGGCAAGACCAAGGCCGAGCTTGGCATGGACCTCTCCACCCGCAGCAGCACCAAGGGCTCGGTCATGGGCCGGGTTGAACTGGGCGTCAAGAACGAGACCAAGGACTTCTACATCGAGGAGCAGCTGATGCGCCAGCACTGCGCGGCCATGAGCTTCGGCTACGCGGACTTCAAGCGCCAGATGATCGAGTTGGTGCGCTCGCGCAGGGCCAAGGGCCAGATGTACGAAGTCAAGTTCGAGGTGAAGAAGAACCTGACCGCAGGCACCGACTCACCCGAGATGCGGGTCAACACCATGCGCTTCAGCGCCCCGATGGGAGCCTTTGGTGAAGATGACGTGGCCGTGGAGCAGGCTTGAAGTGGGGCAGGGCTTCTTCGTGCCCTGCATCAACGTGGCCCAGGTCCGCGAAATGGGCCTCAGGGCAGCCGTAGGCGCTCGGGTGAGGGCAGAGGGTCGCCCCGCCATCGTTCGAGGCGCCTACGGCGTCTGGTTCAGCCGCCTGCCCGACGCTGTGCGTCGCGGATCTGCCGGGCGAGCGCCAACTCCACCTGCCGCAACTGATCCACCTGCGCCCGCTTCTGCTCCGGAGTGATGTCCTTGTTGGCCAGCACGGCACGGCGGACCTGGGCCAACTCACCCATCTGCTGCCGGAAGGCCCCGCCGGTGGCGTTGAGCGCGATCTGGCCGCTGAACTCCTGCGCGAACTTGGCTGCATCAGCCCGGCGCCCCTGCTCGATCATGCGCTTGTAGGTCTGGGTGGCCTGCTGCCACGACTCGATGTCCTTGTACGCCTCGTCGATCACGCCCCGGCCGTCGGCAGGCTGGAACAGCGCGCCAATCAGCGGCAGCTGGTTCGCCGTCTTGGTGGCTCCGCCGGCCAGCCCCTCGGACGGGTTGATGGGGCGCAGCGCGAAGTTGGAGAGGCCGACCAGTGTCAAGCCCAGGCCGCCCAAATGCCCGCGGATCAGGTAATCAATCTGCACCGGCGAGAGCACCTCGGCCTTGCCCAGGATCTTGGCAAGCTCGGTCGTGTTGTCGCGGAACCGCTCGCCCTTCTGCACCGTCTGCTCGCGCCGGCCCTCGATAGCGTCCCCCGTGTACAGGGAGTAGTTGGTGATCACTTCCAGCGACGGCTTGATAGCCTGGGGCAGCCCCATGGGCACCGACTGGTACGCCAGAGAGGCGATCGCCTTTACCGCGTCCTTGCCCTGCGTGTCGCCGGCGGCGACGTTGAGCATCAACTCGGGCAGCGCTTTGAACGCGAAGCCCAGTTCGAACGGGATCGGGATCTTCAGCGCCTCGTCCATGCCCGGCAGCGGCAGGAACCAGTTCTGCGCGCGCTCCACCGGGGTGGCGTTCTTGTAGGTCTCGTCGTCCTGCATCATGGCGGCGTAGGCCAGCGTGCCGGCGGCGACCATGGCGCCTCGGGCCAGGAGCTTCTGCTGCACCTCCAGCTTCTTCTCGAACGTGGTCTGGCCGGTGGCGGCGCGGTAGATCACATCCAGGCCCTGCACCTGCGCGTTGAAGAACGGCACCAGCATGGACATCATCTGCATGGTAGGCGACAGGCCCTTGCGCGCGAAGTTCATCGACTCCAGCGCGCCCAGCGTGGCCTGCATGTGCGTCAGCCCCTGCTTGCGGAACTTGTCGTAGAGCACGGCGCGGGTGGCGGTGTCGCCCTGCATGGCGAACTTGTCGGCAGCCATCATCACCTTCTGCCACGCGGTCTTGCCGGCTGCCACGTCACGCAGAATGCGCGCTTGGTCCTGCTGGTCGCCGGTGATGACGTTGGAACTCACTGCGCCTGAACGCTCCAGGCTCGACGCTGCGGCGCTCTTGCCCTGCACGATCTTGGTGAGTTCTTTTACGCTGCTGACCACCGGGGTGAAGTTGCCGCCCGAGGTGAGCCACGCGTTGATTGGCTCTCGGATGATCTGGCGCACCGCGTAGGCTGGCGCCCGGGTGATCATGGTGCGCAGCAGGTTGGCTGGGATCTGCATGGCGCGCAGGCCTGCAGGCAGCGTGGTCTTGATGCCTTCCAGGCCCTTGATCAGCAGTTCGGCCGGCACGCCCCAGTTCTTGACCGCGTCGTTGATGTTCAGGTGCACCTGCTCGCCGTTGAGCTTGAAGTTCACCGTGTTGCCGTTGTCGGGGCCGGTGTTCGGCCGGATCTTGCCCAGGCCCAGCGTCTGGAGCATGTTGCTGATCTCCATCGCCTGCTTGTTGCGCAGCGCCATGTCGATGAGCATCGAGGTGTTCTGCATCGCGCCGGTGAAGAACGGCAGGATCTTGTCGTTGCCGCCCACCAGTTCCGCGAGGTAGGGCTGGTCCTTGATGTTGCCGATGCGCACGGGCGTCTCGCCTGCGATCACGAGGTTCACCACGCCGCTGGCGTCCTGGCGGTAGTAGGGCACGTAGTCGCCCTTCTTGAGCGCCGCCACCGTGGGTTTGTCCATGGCGCCGGTCTGGCCGAGGAAGTCCAGCAGGTCGTTGTTGTACTCGCGGTACATCTTGCGCGCCTCTTCGAACACCTGCTTGCGCTGGGGATCGGCGTTGACGAAGTCCTTGACCTCCTGCGCCTGCGCGGGAGTAACGGGGCGGTCGAAGTTGAGCTTGTCGAAGCCCACCTGCTCACCGCGCAGCACGGCGAGGTAGGTGGTGAACAGCTGCTCGGTGGCCTGCTCGTTGCCCACGTTGGCCTTGCCCAGCAGCTGGGAGATCTTCATCAGGTTGGCATGCTCGCCGTCAGGGGTCTCGATGACGAAGTCACCCTCGGCCGTCTTGACCACCTGGGGCACGCCGTTGGTGGCGGCCTGCTCGACGAACTGGTTGCGCTGCTCACCGAAGCGCATGAAGAAGCTGTACTGCGAGGCCTGGAGCGAAGAGATCATCCCCTTGTCAACGCCTTGCTTGAGCAGCTTCTCGTAGGGGTCGAAGCGGTCGACGAACTGCGCGCGGAAGCCGGCCACGTTGGCCAGCACCTTGTCCTTGATGGTGGGCTCGCGACCCACGGTGTTCTCGGCCAGCGAGCGCAGGCTGGTCGGCACGTCGGGGTTGAACGCGGGCTGCATTCCCGGGAACACGCCGCGCATGACGCTGGGCACACCGGCGTAGCGGTACTCGAAGTCACGCGAGGGTGCGAAGAGTTTGAACGCGTCCTGCACTGCCTTGTCCGAGGCGCGCAGGCCCAGCAGTCGCAACAGGCCATCGTAGATCCGGGCCAGGAGACCGCGGTCCTGCACCGCGTCGAGCTTGTCCCGCACGCTCTGGTTGGAGAGCAGTTCGGCGATGAACTCACCCAGGTCCTTGCGGGCGTACTCCGACTTGAACTCCGGGCTGCCCTTGACGGTGTCGTAGAGCGCCTGCAGATCGTCGAGCGCCTTTTGCTGGCTGGCGTCCAGCTTCACATCGCCGGCGATGGCGCGCAGGGTGGCCGCGTGCACCATCTCGTGCAGCACCACTTCCTGGGTCATCGCGAAGTTGTCGATCACCACCTCGTTGCGGGCAGGGTAGAAGACGCCCTCGGCACGCACGCCGTTGACCTCCAGCATGTCCTGCACGCGCAGCCGGGTGCGCAGCAGCATGGGGCGCAGGCGCTGGGCCACTTCACGCATGAACGGCGTGGAGCCGTTGGCGGCGATGTCATCGAGCACGTCCAGCGTGCGCCCGTCAAACGCGGCCTCGGCACCCTCTTCACTCAGGTCGTGGGTCTCGCGGTCGTCGTAGAACTTGTCGTCCTCGCGCATCAACGCGTCGTCGAACCCGCCGTCGTTGTAGATGTCGTCGATGGCGCTTTGCGACCGGGTCTTGGGGCCACGGGTCTTGGGCGTGGCGGCCTGGATGATCACCTCGGCAACGGTGCGGGCGTCAGCGGCCTGCTTGCGGCGCTTGGGCGGCGTGCCCTTCTTGAGCATCTCCGCTTCTTTGTTGGCAGCTGCGGCCTCGTCCTTGATGCGCTTGGCTTCGGCGTTGGCGACTTCCTGCTCGGCGCGGCCGACGGGTGTGTCGCGTTCCTTGGGGCGGCGGGACTCGATGATGCGCTGGCGCTGGGCACCTGCGCGCTGCTCTGCCGTCTCGGCGTTGCCTGTGCGGAAGCCTCCGGTCTGGCGGGTCTCGCGTGTGGCCGGGCTGCTGGTGCGGCGCTTGGGCTGGTTCTCGGACAGTGCATCGACGCTGGCGGCGTCGGCGTTTTTCTTCGCCTGCGAGCGGGTGTCGGGCTGCGCGCGCTTCTCGGCGGCAGATACGATCGTCTCGCGCTTGATGCCCCACGCCTTGGAGAGTTTCTGGCCCTGCTTCTGCAGCTGGTCCATGAGCCGGGCGACGAGGTCCTGCGCCTTGGCACGAGCCGGGGTGTCGACTTCGGCGGCGTCGTACGCAGCCTGCGCGCGCTGCAGCATCTCGATGCGCTTGCGCTGGGCGGCCAGCTTGCCCTCGACGTTCTCCAGACGAGCCTGCGCTTTCTTCTCCAGCGCGGCGCTGCGTGCGGCGTACTCGACGCCAGCTTCATCAAAGGCAGCACGCTGATCTTCGTTCATGGGCACGCGGCCCAGGATGTCTTCCAGCACGGCCATGCGCGCGCTGGCTTCGTCCAGGCTCTCCTGGTCCAGACGACGTGGCTCGAACGACACCGACTCGCGCGTGGTGCCCGGACCCGTCTGCCGAGTCTCGAGCACGGCCTGCTCTTCTTTGCGACGCTGGCCATCACGCGCTTCGCGGTCCAGCTGGGTCTCTTTCTCACCTGCGGGTTTCGGCTGCGCTGCGCGGCGGGCTTCTTCAATGCGACCCGTGGACTGGCGGCGCAGCGCGCCCGCACGCTCTCCCAGGCTGCCGGCCTCGTTGCGCAGTGCTTCTGCCTGGGCCGAGCGTTCCTGCACGTTGCGCTCCGCGTCTTTGCTCAAGCTGCGTGCGACGACGGCGATGTCGTTGGCTGCGGCCAGCTGCGCCGAGAGTTCCGGGTCTGCCTTGGCCGCGGCTTCGGCTGCGTTGAGCACGGTCTGAGCGCGGTTGCGCGCCGTGGTGAGGCCCCCAACACGCCGTGCCTGCAGCATGCGCTGACGGGAAAGCTCCTGTGCCTGCTGTTGGAAGTCCGCCATTGCACGGCCATCCGAGGCCGCGCGGTCCAGTCCGGGCTTGTACGCCTGCCGCGCCCGGGTGCTGGCGTCGACGAGCTTCTGCTGCAGGTCGGTCACTTGCCGCTCAAGGCGTGTGTACTCGGCCAGCTGGGAGCGGTTGACGGCGTTCGCGGGGCTCATCAAGCCCGGCAGCGCACCTGCCAGCTGTTGCTTGGCGTCGGCCAGCTTGCGGGACAGGTCGATGAGCGCCGTCTGGTTCTTGCGCAGTGTTCCGAGTTCGCGCTCGCGCATGCCGCCTGCTTCGTTCAGCTGCTTCAGGTTGGCGGCCACCTGCTCGGCGATCTGGGCGTCCTCATCCAGCGCAGCCTGCAGCTTCTGCTGGGCCTCGATGAACGCGTCGTTGTAGTCCGCGATGGCGTTGTCCATGTTGGCCTGCGCGGCGGCGAGGGCTGCTTCGCCGTCCGCCACTTGGCTGCGCGCCACGGCCAGTTCCAGGTCGTTGAGCTCCAGCAGAGACGCCCGCTTCTCCAGCAGCGCCTGCGCCTGCTTCTCCAGTGCCGCACTCTGCTTTTGCAGCGGCATGACGGTCTTGATCAACCGGGTGAGCGTCTCACGTGTCTGGCCTTGGGTCAGCTTCAGCGCAGCCAGCGCGTCGCCGGCGAGGTACGCGTCGAACTCCTCGAAGGTGTCGAAGGTTTTTCCGCGCAGGGCTTCGTCGCCGGGCAGCCCCAAGTCTTTCTGCACGCCGCGCACGGTCTCCCCCGTGGGGGCCATCTCGGTGGTCGTGGTGCGCCCCTCAAGATCGGTCGGACGCAGCTGATCGATCTCAGCGTCTGTGAGGTCCCGCTCGCGTGGTGCACGAACCTGATCCGTTTCGGAGTCGATGCCGCGTTCCAGCGTGCGCATCTCTTCGTCGATGGCGCGCTGTTGTTCTTCAAAGGCCTGACCGCGCTGCGCGCGCATTGCAGCTTCGACAGCGTTGTTGATCATGCTTGGGCGCTTGACCCGTGACGTGGCGACGCGGTCCACAAGTGCTTCGGCAGGTGTACCCCGCGCTTGCGCCTGCGCAGTGGCCAGACGTTCCCCATCGTTGCGCTTGATGTCGGTGCGGTCGACGGCGATTCGGTTCGCCAGCGTGCCAGCACGGCGGTTGCGGATCTCGTCCAGGCCTTCCAGAATGCTCTGTGCAGCGGCGTAGCGGTTGCTGAAAGTACGAGCGCCTCGATCTTGCGTCTCGAAGTTCTCCAGGCCCATACCGGTGGGGCCAGCACCCTCGGCCGGCAGGTCGGTGCGGAACTCGCCGCTGCGCCGCTGCACGGCCTCCATCTGGGGCTCCTTGCGGGTGCCCAGGTTCACTTCCTCGCGCGTGTCGCCGAAGCGACGCTTCAGGTCGGACAGCAGGTCACGCGCCTCGGCCATGACGCTCTGACGCTCCATGGTGGTCATGGGGTCGCCGGTAAGGTTGTCGATTTCTCGCACAAGGTTGTCAATCACACCCTGCTCGGCCTGCTTCAAAGCAGCGCCATCGGCACGGCCACGGTTGAACCGGTCCAGCGTGGAGACCATCTGGCCAAAGGAGCGGTAGCGTGCGTCGGTGAACGACTGGCGGCGCGCCGTGTCCTCGGGCACCTTCATGCCAGTGGCCTGCTCCAGACTGCGGTCGCCTGCAGCGGGGGCTTCGCCGGGGCCAGCCTTGGCCGTTGTATCGCGCGTACGCGTGCTGTCGCGCAGCGCGCGCAGTTCCTGGGCCAGATCGCCGAGGCGGGCTTTGTCGCGGCTGGCACGAGCGATGTCCATGTCGGTCAGGATCTGTGCTTCGCTGCGGACGGTGCCGGCCGTTCCTGAGCCTACGCGGCGCATCTCTTCTGGGTCTTCAAACAGACGGGGCTGCTGCGTGGCTTGGCCAACGCCGCCGGCGGCGTCCTTGATGCGGTCGAGTTCGTAGTTGAAGTTGCCTTCGTCACGCTGCGCGTCGGCCTGCTCGGTGCTGTCCCGGAACAGGTCCATGGTGGTGTCGTCACCGCCGGTGCGCTGCGCACGCAGCTGCTCGTCACGCCGCGCCAACTCCTCTTTGGTCAGCTGGGTGAAAGCGCGCTGGTTGTTGCCTTCGATGTCGATGTTGCGGGTCTTGCCCAGTTCGAGCGAGCCCTGTGCGCCGCCCATGGCATCGATCTGCTCGGCGATGCGCAGTGCCTTGGCGGTGTCGCCTGCCTCATCGGCTTTCTGCAGTTGCTTCTGCAGGGCGGCCACGCGCTTGCCCGCTTCACGCGGGTCGGGCAGATCCAGCGCCTTGAGTTCCTGCTCGGCCAGCGACTTGGCTTGGCGGAACTGATCCATCAGGCGCTCGCGCTCGGTGCGCTGTGCCAGCGTGGCTCCGCCCAGGTTCGACTGGCGGATCTCGTCCATGCGGGCGTCGATCTGCGGAATGGTGGCGCGTAGGAACGCAGCCCGCTGCACAGGGTCCTCGGGCGTGCTCGGTGCGGCCTCAGGGTCGGGCGTGTTCTCCATGCCGGGCAGCGAGCCCTGCGCGGCACCTGTGTCGGGCATCACAGCGGCAGGAGCGTTGCGCTCTGCTTCGATCAACCCGGCTTCGCGCTGCTGCACAGCCTGCTGCTCGGCGGCCAGCCGCTTCTTCTCTTCCTCGTCGGCCATGCCTTGGCTCTGGCGCCGCGCGCCGCTGCGGTCGACGGCCACGCCGGCGGGGGCCAAGGCACCGGCCATGATGGCACCGCCAAAGAAGCTCTGCAGGTACTCGGCACGTGCCTCGGGGTCCACGGTGGCCAGACCCGCTTGCGCGCGCTCCAGCACCTGCTGCACGGTCTCGGTGAGGCCCTCGGCCGTCATTGCCTTGCCGGTGCGCTGCGCGTACTCCATCGCGACCTGCTTGGCGGTCTGGGCGGCCATCTCCTTGGCGGTCTCGGCGGTCACCTTCTGGCCGGCGGCCCCGAACAGCTTGCCGACGACAGGGAGGAAGCGGAAGCCGATCACGTCCAGCGCAGCTTGGGGCACGGCGGCAAGGGCTGCGTTGGTGCCGCTGGTGTTTTCCAGCGACGTGTTGTTGGCCTGCATGCTGCGGTCGAGGTTCGAGCCGAAGAACTGCGCGCCCGAGGCCAGACCGGCAAGGCCTGCACCTGCGAGCGCAGGGGCACCAGCAAGCGCCGCGCCGCCGGCAACGGCCAGTGGGGCCGCCATGTACGGCAGCGAGCCGCCCAGCATCTCTTTGACGTTCTGCACCGGCGCGTCGATGAACGACTCTTCGGTGGGCTTGAAGATCTCGCCCGCGCGCTTCTGCCGCGCGGCGTTGAATTCCTCAGCGGTCTGGGGCTCGATGATCCCGGCTTTGCCTGCTGCCAGTGCCCCCTGGCCGGCAAGACGTTGTGCGCCTGCCTTGAGCGCGGGCATGAAGCCGCCTTGGGGCTGCTCACCAGGAGCGGGCTCGGGGGGCGTGATTCCGAAGGCGGTGGGGTATTCGCGCTGGGCTCGCTCCCACGCGTCAGCTGGCTGCTCCCCCTCACGTACGGTTACGAAAGATCCATCCGGCAGGGGGAGGTACTGGGCCATAGCTGTGTGTGCTCCGTAGAGGCTGAAAAGCGCCGTCAAGCGGCGCTGTGATTATGCCCGGTCAGGGACGGATCGTGGCCCCCTGCGGCGGTGCGTTTCCGCTGATCGGCGCGGGTGGGAACATGCGTGCGAACTCGCCGAACGTCATGGGCTTGGACCCGGGCGTCAGGGGGTCTGGCTTGAAGTTCTTCATGTAGTCCACGTAGCCTTCGCGCGGGTCGAACCCGCCGCCCTTGGTCTGCATGGTCTGGTACGTGCGCAGCAGGTTCGGATCCCGCGACAGCGCGTTGATGATCTCCAGCTGTGCGTTGCTGCGTCCGCCGGCAGAGATACGAGCGTTCTTCTCATCGGCCTTGATCTTGATCTCGGTGAGGTAGCGGTCCTGCGACATCTTGGCAGCTGCCGTGGTGAGCGGAATGCCCACGCTCTTGGCCAACTCCACCTGCTCGCGAACGGCTGCACCGGTGAGGCCGCGGATTCGCGATGCGATGGCACGGCGCTCGGTGGCGGTTGCGTTGGCTTCCTGACGACGCAGGTCGTCGATCTGGTCGAGTTTGTCCAGCAACACACCCCGCTTGGCTTCGAGCTTCTCGATGTCGCCACGGTACTGCGACACGCCCTTGCCTGCGCCCTCGGCGATGGCGGCAAGGCCCCCACGGCTTGGGTCGGCAGTCAGAATGGCCAGACCCGCTTGCAGGAACGCCGCCTTGCGGGCCTTCTCCTCGGAGCCTGCCATGCCAGCTTGCTCGGCCTTGATGCGTGCCTCACGGCCCTCACCGGCTTTGCCGCGCGCGGCGACGTCTTTCTCGAAGTCATCGCGGTCAGCTTCTGCAGCTGCACGGTCAGCGGCCTGGGCCTCGGTCAGCCCCTTCTGCAGCGGGTCCATGATGGCTTTGACGTCGAACACCGGAGCGCCTGCCAGCCCTGCGCGCGGCGTGCCCGCGACGCTGGTGCCGGTGCGGCCAGAGGCGGAGACCGAAGTACGATCGTTTCCTGCCTGCGGGTTCGACGCCGGCAGAGCAGGCGCATCGGGGGCGTCTTCAGGAGGCAGTGCAGCCTCCAGGCCGGCGGGTGCAGGGTAGCGCGACGCCAGATTCTCAGTCTCGCCGAGCTTGCCGAAGTCCTTCTTGTCCGCGACCTTGTCCTGCAGCGAGCCGGTGAGACCCTTGCGCTTGGCCCAGTCGCCGATGTCCACGCCCATGGCGCTGAGGGCCTCCAGGACCCCCATGCCTTCATAGCCCGTCGTGCGCGGCAACAGCGTGTCGCCTGCGCCTTCGTACTGGATCAGGCCGGGGTAGCGCGTGGGGCCGCCGTCCGCGTAGCCCACGATGCCGCCGTCAGCAAAGTCCATGTCGGGCACAGCCGCAGCGATGCCGCCCTGCGTCATGGGGTCCATCTCAGCCGCGACCTCGTCCATCACCGTGCCCTGAGGGGCTTCGGCGGGGGCACCGGCCTGCCGCATGCGTGCGCGTGCGTCGCTCTCCGACTTGGCCAGCGCCATGGAGAACAGATCCTCGCCGTGCTGCTGCGTGAACTGGGCCAGCTGCTGGTCGGACATGGTGCGCAGGCGGGCGGGCAGGGCCAGCGGCTCCACCGTGCCGCCGGCGGCGTAGCCCTTCACGATGCCGCCCGAGGCGTAGCCCACCGAGCCGCCACGGAAGAACGCGCCTGCCAGCGCACCCAGACCGGCCAACTTCTGCAGACCACCTGCCGTCGGCTGCGACGAGTACATGGTCCGCGAAGATCCGGCCGTGCCGCGCAAGATGTCCGACAGGAAGCCCAGCTGCTGGTACGGGTAGTCGCGCTGCTGCTGGAAGTCGCTGTACTGCTGGTCGAGTTGCTTCTGCCCCTGCGCCTGCTGTTGCTGGCCCATCTTGTCCTGCAGCCCAATGGTGTCCATCTGCTGACCGAACTGCATCTGCCCCAGCTGGCCGAGCGCCTGCGCACCCGCGAGACCGCGGTTCATCTCGTTGTTGAACTGCCCCTGGCCCGCGTCGAACGCCGACTGCAGCCCCTTGGCCTGGATGTCGCCTTGCTGCAGCGCGAGGTTGCGCGCAGCTTCCGCGTCCATGATCGCCTGACGGCTGCCGCCAAAGGCACCGGCCTTGGTGAACTCAGCCGCGCGCTGCGCGCCCGCAATGCCCGCCTGTCGCGTGGCGTCGCGCTGCTGCATCTCCACCACGTTCTGCATGTAGGGCGACATGAACGCCCCGGCAGTGCCCGGGTTGGTGAAGCTGGACGTGGCTGCGCCAGCCGCGAGGCCCGAGCCAAAGCCGATCTGGCCGGCAACACCCTGGTTGGCCGCGCCTGTCTGCGCCTGCTGCTGCAGCGGCGTGAAGCCCTGAATGCGTTGCCCGGTGAACGGCTGGTACGGCTGGTTGGAGATCGCCTCCGCCTTGCCCACCAAGTTCATGAACGGGGCTTGCGCGTACTCAGGGATGTTCGAGGTGTAGGTCGTCCCCGTGCTGATCTGTGGGCCGCCGCCACCACCGCCGTACAGGATGAAGCCTTGACGGCCCATGTGCGCGGTCAAGCGGTCGAAGAGGCCCTCAAAGAGCCAAACAAACAGGCGTTTCATAGCTCGATCCTCATGACGTGGTGGGTATTCTCCATACCCATTTTTTCGTACATCGGAACAAGCGTCTTCCGGCACCAACACTGCGCTTTTGTGGCGCCATAGAGGCGCATCCACTTCATGGCTTCGGCAAACACGTGCTCCCGCACGATGGCCTTGCCGCCCAGGTGGTCCACGTGCGCTACCCGCTCGCGGGGGTAGTCGATGAACTCCACCGTCACCGCGCCCGTGATCCCCTCGCCGGGCTCTTCCCAAACCAGCAGGTTCAGGCGCCCTGTGCGCACGAGGAACTCGATCTGCTCAAGCGTGATGCCCTGCGGCTCCGTCTCAGTGTACTTGGCAATGAGCGGGGCCGCCTGGGGCCAGACCTGAGGCAGTTCGTTGGGGTTGACGTGGTACAGGGGCATGTTCAGGCCAGCGCCTTGCGCAGATCGACAGGGCGTTGCTGAGTGGTCTTGCCGTGCGCCATCTTGCGCACACGCTCAACCATGCTGTAGAGCTTCTTGGCCCCGCCCATGCGCGCCACGGTCTCGGGCGGCAGGTATGCTTCCTGGCGCGCCACGCGCGCGGGTGCGCGTCCGTCAATGCTGGCAGGAATGTCGTCGCTCATGCCGTCGCCGGGGCCGTCGATGGGCATCGCACCCATCAGGCTGCCAAAGGCTTCGAGACCTGCGCTGGAACTGCCGTTGCCGGCCATGGACACCACGTCGGCCGGGATCACGAAGCCGCCCTCGGACATCTGCACTTCACCGCCGCCGGCGTACCGCAAGAGCCCCCCGCCCGCCATGCGCGGCGTGTAGGACGAGTTGTACCACTGGCGCTCGCTGGAGATGTCGGGGCCCGTCATGGTGCCGCCGGTGTAGCCGGGGTTGTAGTCGAACTCCTTGCCCTCGCCTTCAGCCCAGTCGGGCTTCTCTTTGCCATCGCCCTTTTGCTTGGGCATCATGTAGTCGTAGAGCATCGGCGCGGCTGCGAGGCCGGCGGCCTTGGCGGTGGGCATGTTGCCGCCCATGCCCTGAATGAACTTGGACGGGTCGTTGAACGCGGCCTGCGCGCCCTGGCCGATCTGCTCGTAGAAGGGCTTGTCCAGAAACTGCAGCGTGGCGTCCGTGGCAGCCTTGTTCGTGGCGGCAGGCACGATGTTCTCGGTCATCGAGGCGGCGACCGTGGGGTCCAGGCCCAGCCCGACACTCGCTCCGCCGGGGGCCATCTGCAGGCCTTGCCCGATGGCGGCTTCTTTCATGCCCTCGGTAGCCGCGGCCTGGGCCGCCTGCTCGGCCGTCATCTGCGCAGCACCGGCACCAGCGCCTTGAATGCCTGCAGCCAGCTGGCCACCACCATAGCCGCCCATGGCACCGAGCGCCGCGCCCATCAGGGGGTCGTTCTTGTTCTGGGCCGCGCCGGCAAGACCGCCGACGATCATGCCCGAGCCGGGAACGATGAGGTTGGCGCCGAAGCCCAGAATGGTCGGGAGCATGGAGTCGAGGAAGCCCGCTTCCAGCATGCCCGTCTCGGGGTTGCGCGTGAGCTTGCCGCCGGCGGCTTTGGCCAGACCCTTGAGCGCACCCACCTCGTTCTTGGTGAAGTGGACCAGTTCGGTGTCTTTGCCGCGACCTGCGCCTCGGACTTGTTCAGCTGCTTTTTTCAGGCTCATGATGGGCACCTCGTGTTGCGGGGGATTTTAAGGCTTGATCTTCAATACGTCACCTGCGGCGGTGTCCCGGTAGACGTCGCCGCTGCGCAGGCTTGCGAGATCCGCCTGAGTGGGTAGGCGATCAACATTGATGTTCAGACGCGTGATGTTGACCGGCTGCTCGGCAGTGATCCCGTCGAAGAACAGACGCAGCGTGCGCAGCATATCCGCCAGGAACAGGCGCTGGGGCCCGTCAAACGCCGTCGGTGGATCGGGCAGGCGAGGGGGGCGCTGGTTGCCGAACATCAGCCCCTCCGACCGGAAGGCGTGAGCTCCACCCGAGGCGTGCCCAGCTGCCACGCGGTGCCGACCTCTTCGGCCTGGATGCGCATGACCATCTGGCGCCCGCGCAGGCGGATGTTGATCTGGCTGGTGTAAAGCTCCACCGGCACCGTGGCCGAGCGGATGACGTCGCGCACCGACTCGCCGCCGACAGACAGCGGGTCGTTGTAGCCCTGCCCCGAGCTTTTCATGGGCAACACCGTCATCGAGACCTGGGGCGCAGCAGATGTCGATCGATCGAATGTGATGTCGGGCAGCATCCGCGTGACCAGAGAGAACCGCTCCCCGTCGTCGATGTCCACCGGCGCAGAGGTGAGCCAGGAATTCAGTGCGACGGGCGTGCTGCCCGAGACATCATCGACGCCGGTCTCGTGGTCCAGCAGGGTCTGCTCAAACGCAGCGATGGGGTTGCCGCGCAAGCGGCTGTCCAGCCACGCCGTGCGTTCCATGTCGCCGTGATACCAGATGTTCTCTTCGTAGTTGTAGACCACGTAGCGGTTGTTGGTCGTGCTGCCTGCGGAGGGGTAGTGCCACCAGATCTCGCTGAAGCCCTCGTTGGTGCCGCACACCACTTGGTCTGCCTGGGAGTAGTTGAAATCCGTGAAGACGAAGCGGCGCAGGTCGCAGGGGAGCGTCTGCACGCGACCGTCGTACTTGTAAAACTTGTCCCGCCCCATCCAGTAGGCCACGCCCTGCGCCAGCGTCGCCGCCTGCGGAGACGCGATGGAGGTGTTCTCCCCCAGCAGCTGGAACGCCCAGACCACGTCCGGCCCGACGTACTGCATCGAGTACAGCGCAGTGTCGGTCCAGATCAGGATCTCCTGTCGGCTCTGGCGCGCGGTGATGATCTGGGACCCGTTGGACAGGCGCTGCCCACCCGCTTGGTTCGTGATCGCCGGGGACCACTTGGTGTAGCCCTCCTGGTCGGACCACCGCACCAGCATCGGGTCCAACGTCGCGGTGAAGATCTCGTTGCAGCCGAAGACGATCACGAAGCGCGAGACGTCCGAGATAAGCAGCGCGTTGTGCACGGTGGGGACCTCGGAACCCGTGATCAACGTGCCCCGGTTGTTGCTGGAGATGCCGACGCTGGAATCGAAGTAGTAGAGCTTGCCGCCCCGGGGGCCGAAGATCAGGTCCTCGCCGTAGTTGGCGTGGTTCCAGAGACGCAACGGTTCTGCGCCGACAACACCCTCGCCCCATGCACCAAAACCCCAGGCGCCTGCGCCCCAGCCGGTGAGCGCTTCCTGAATAGCTGCACCCGTGTTCAGCTGGTACTTACCCACCACCGCCGCCCCGCCGTTGCCGATGTCAGATGCGTTGGCCGTCACCGCCAGCTGGACCGTGTAGGTGTTTGCTGATGGCAGGGGTAGTACTTGGTACTGTGCGTTCAGCACCGCTGCCGTCACATTGCCACCAAGAGAAACCGCCCCACTGAAGGTGACGAAGTCGCCCTCCAGCGCGCCGTGCGCAGTGTCGTTCACGGTCAGGACGCTGCTGCCGTTCACAGCGGTGAAGGTAACCTCGCCTGCTGCCGTGGTGCTGCGGATCGGCGTGATGTCGGTGTAGTCGGCGCCGCGCGAGACGTAGTACTTGAGGTTGGTCCCGATGCCGTAGAGCGAGACACCCCCCAGCGTGGCCCACTCGACCAGCGTGCGCGCAGTGCCGAGAAAAACGCTCGGTGAAAAACGCTGCCAGCCGCCGATGCTCTCAGGGAACCCTTTGCGGAAGCGAACGCGGTCGCAGTCAACCCACCCGCCGGCGGCGCTGAGGGCAGTGACCTCCTTGATGATTCCAGGGCGAAACTGGAGCTTCTTGAGCGGCATATTGGGCCCGGTTCACGGGCGGGTCAGCAGTAGCGACCCTTGCCCGGCTTCTTGACCATGCCGCCGGCCTTCATGCCTGCTTCTTTGCGGGCAGCGGCGTTGGCCTTGTTGCCCTCGCCCACGGCCATCGGGGTGCGACGCGACTTCGGGGCCATCATGGACGCAGCTTCGTCATCGCTGCGCGGCATGGATGTGCGGGTGCCTTTGGCGCCCACGGACACTTTGTTTCCGGCTTGCAGGATCTTCATGGTGGTTCTCCAGTTACTGGCCCGATTCTACGGGCGCGGGCTCACTTGCGCGAGAGCATGCTGCCGACCTTGCCGGTCAGCCCGAACTTGTCGAAGACCGAGCGAAAGCCAATGTAGGCAAGCCCCGGCGCGCCAATGAGCGCAGCGAGTTCAAAGCTGGCGCCCGTGCCTGTGTCGAAAGCCTTGGCCACTTCGAAGGCGAAGATGTATACCCCCATGCCGTACCAGGACTGCCGCGCCATCAGAGGGCGCGTGTGCCGCACGTAGGTGTCCTCGGCGTTGTCCCCGCTGCGGATGGTCGCCTGCTGCTCGGCGTGCTCGGCCTGGGCGTCTTTCAGCTGCAGTTCAGCGAAGCGGAACCCCAGTTCGCGCTCGTGCTTGAGCATCTCGAGCTCGGCCATCTTGAGCTTGGCGATGTCTTCACTGGACAGCTGCCCGTTGGTGAGCATCTCCTCGACCTTCTGCACAGTCGCGTCTTCCCAGCCGAACGCCTTGCCAATGGCTTCCACCGCCAGCCCACCGAGAGGTCCGACAATGGCCGTGGCCAGCGTGGGCGCGATTTTTTTCAGGAAGTCCATGATTACCTCGTGCGGTGAAGAAACCAGCCGTGCACGAAAGCCTCCTGGCTGGCGCGCCCCTCGGCGATCTCGATGTAGCGGGCGCCTTGCAGCGAGTCGAGTGCGCGGAACAGCACAACGTGGCCGTCTTTGCCCCGGTGTGCGAGGTAGGCCCGCAGCGCAGCAATGGTCATGCGCCCGATGGCGCCGTCCACCGTGATGTCCGGGTAGTGCTTGCCCTCGGAGTTGAGCACGTTGAGCGCGCGCTGCAGGAAGCGAGCCGCGACGCCGGTGCCCATGTTGACGCCTGTGTCGAGCAGTTCCTCGGCCACAACGGTGCTGTGTTCGTTGATCTTGTCGAAGCCCGGTGCGAACCAGTACCGCTCGACGTAGATGGCCTTGGCCACCGAGACGGGCATGTCCTGCATGCGTCCGTGGTAGCCGTAGGCGCGCGCAACCGCTTCTGTGATTCCGTGATTGGTGGGGCCTCCGCGATCCGCGGGGTGGTCGACGTACCCGTCCTCGCGCTTGAGCAGGGCTGCGATGTAGTCCTCGACTTTCATGGCTTGTCGACCTTGTGCTTGAGTTCGTCGTACAGTTCAGAGAACCCGGAGTCGATGCGGCTGTTCAGGTTGGTGAAGCCCGTTTTCATCTCCGTCGTGATGTCTTTCATGATGTCCCGCAACTCGTCGCGCTTGACGTAGTCGCCCACCACCAGGATCTTCAACGCAGCGATCTCGCTGGTGTGTGAGTGCTTGGCCTTGCGCAGGTCTTGGATCTCCTTCCACATGTTGTTCATAAGAACTCCACCTAGTGTGAGAAGCAGACCGATGAGTATGTCGATGATCCAGACAGCGTCTTGGAAAGTAGCGGCAGACATCAGCAGTGGCCCTCGTCGAACGGGTTGATCAAATTGGCGCAAGCCCAGCGGGCTGTTGCAGAGCGTTTGGGGCTGTGTGGGCCCATGGCCCGCCACCGCTTGAGACGCTTGGTCAGCGTGACCTCTCGGGGCCACTCCCACCCCAGGATGCTGGCGGTGATGACATTACACACGATGTCGACGAAGAAGGCGAACGTGACCGGCAGGACCGCGAGGGCTTTGCTGGCCGTGGGCAGAGTGCCCCACAGGTCGCGCACGCGCATGGTGGCCACGTAGTTCCACCAGAGCACATAGAGGCTGGTCGGCAGGACCCACAGCAGGTCCCACCAGCCGAGATCGACAGCCAGCGTCACAGCGTTTCCAGAACGGCCTTGAGCTCTTCCGGGCTCTGAGCCACATCAATGCGTTTTTGGGCACTGGCGTGTTTGTCGCGAATGGCTTGACGCTGCGCCTCGACCGCAGCCGCGTTGGCGCCCGGGATCTGGGCTGCGATGGCTGCATCCAGGGGTGCGAACTCGGCAGCGCGAACGGCGCGGCGGTGCGCGTGGCTGATCTCCTTGCACTTGGCCGCATCCTCGACGCACTTGCGGCCTTCTTTTTTCCAGGCGTTGCGGAAGGTGCGGTCCTGAGGGATGTCGGCCACGTTGACCTCATCCACGTCGACCGCGTTGGCAGGCACGTCGGCCCACACACGCTTCATGTCCACGCCGGGGGCAGGCACGATGACGGAAACACCGCCATCAGGGCGGGTGAAAATAATACGTTTGTCTTGAGACATGGGAAACTCCTTAATGATGGTAAACAACGTGAACATAGGATGCATCACGCACGGTGAGGCCCGTGGTGCCCGCAGTACCCGGTACACCTGTCACAACTCGCGAACTCCCGGTCACGGGAGCCACAGATGCTTGCTGAACAAGCAAGTTGCCTTCTTCGCCCGGAACCCAACTCGATGCTCCCGTGACCGTGTAGTTCGCGGTGGGGCACGCAGTCGTAAAATTGACTGTGTAATCACCCGTACCGTTGTCCGTGATTGAAGTCACATTGTAGGATCGACGGATAGAAACGGTGCCAGCGCCTTGAAAGTTAACCCATGCAAACGCTGTGCCTTGTGCTACCCGATCAACCAGAATAGACTGACTACCTGCGGTGTTACTGAGAGTGTTTGTTTTAAGTGTGCTCATAATTTACTCTCTTTAACGGAAGAATTGAGCAGACACTACTTGACGGTCTGCGGCAGCACCACCGGAAGTAGCAATACCGATTCTTGCGGAGGTAGTAGTTAAAACAGCCGGAAGCCCACTTATGTAACTCATCATTGCTGTAGCGGCATCTGAAGAGCATGTGATTGAGGGGGCGTAATTCACATCAGCAAATGCAGCGGTAAAATTCACCGTGTAGTCGCCAGTACCGTTATCCGTGATCGAACTCACATTCCCGCTGGCACGAATTGCCACGGTGCCGGTGCCGTTGAAGTTGACCCAAGCACGGCACTTGTAGTTTTCCGTGCCGTCGGGGTTCTGCCATTGGTTGAATTTAATAGTGCTCATCGCAGCTCCACCCACTGATTAAGGACTGGTCCGGCCCCAGAAGTTTTAACTTGATAAGTTAATCCCGGAGGGACAATAAAGAAAGTAGTAGGGGCCACGTTTGAGTTAGCTGCGCCGGGAACTCCTGCAAGATCAACACCACCTACTGAAGGCACCAAAATAACGTTTCCCGTTGTTTGTGATACTGTAACAAAAATAGGACGGCTAGTTGTATTGGTGTACAGTGTGTTGAGGGCCCTACTAGCTGTGACGTTTTGATACGTCTGCCCGATGCCCAAAAGATCATCGGTTTCGAAGTTGTCGCTTCCGCGAATTACTGATGTCATACGATGCTCCAAGTTGCGCCGGTGGCGATGGTCACAGTAACCCCGGTGTCGATTTTAATGGGGCCGAAGCTGCCCGCGTTCTTGGTGGCAATCACGGTGTAGTTGGCGGTCACCAGCTGGTCGTTCTCGTAGAAAATCTGATTCGCGCCCCCGCCCTTGGCCCCGCCGCCCGACAAGCCCACCGTGCGCCAGCTAGTGCCATCGGTGATCAGGAAAGCGGACTGCCCGGGCGCAATGTCTTTGGACGCCAGCCCGTCGATCAACTCCGCCCCGTTGGGGTCCAGCGTGATGGTGCCGGTGCCGATGTTGACCACGCCGAAACTGAAGCCGTCTGCCAGCGTCGTTGCAGCGGTCAGGTCCAGGTCGAAGGTGCCATCGCACCAGATGACGTCGCCTCGATCACCCGCCACCACGGTGTAGGTGGCCGTCTTCGCCTGCGTGTCGGCCGCCAGTGCGCCCAAGTTTTGCAGCGCTGGCCCTTGGGTAGCTGCGCCTGTGCCGCCGTTGGCCAGCGCCACAATGCCCGTGACGTTTGCAGCGGTTCCTGTGACGTTGCCGGTGACATTCCCCGTGACGTCGCCCGTCAGGAAGTTGATCGCATTGCGCACGTTGGTGCCGTCGCAGTACAACACCACCGCTTTTCCGTTGGCTACGGTGATCCCTGTGCCCGCAGAAGTCTTAAAACGGATGCTCTGGCCGCCCGTGGTGTTGTTGACGACAAAGTAGAGTTTGGACCGCGCTGGGCAGATCGCATCTCGCAGCGCGGTGTTGGCGCCTGAGAGCACGATGAACATGCACCGGGCTTGGTCGGGGGCCTCGTTGTTGGCCGATAGCGTGACGTTGGCATCCGCCATGACGACCGAGGCAGTGCCGGCCACCGCGTCCTCGACCAGCGAGGTGATGCCGTTGTTGACGGTGTCGCCCCACGTTCCTGTGAGTTCGCCGGTGACCGGCAGAACCAGTCGGAGTAGGGGGGTGTAACTGCTGGGCATTTCGTGTCCTCAAGGGTTGATGTCGGTCCAGCCAGGGCCTTGCGCGTCGTCCACAGGGGTCCACCCAGGTGTCTGCGTGTCGGCCACATTCTGCCAGTTCGGGTCCTGATTGTCACTCACGGGGTCCCACAAGTACTTGGCACTCAGCGGGTCGCGTGCGGTGGTGTTCTCTGCGATCTCGACCTCGAAGCGGACGTTGCTGCGAACTGCATCCGCTGCCGAGGCCCCTTCGGCCAAAAAGATGCTGTACGCCCAGCCCGCCAGCGGGCGGTTGTCGATCGTATTTACCCGCTCGTCGACCTCGGTGAAGAAGCCCTGCCGGGCGTCCAGCAGCACCTCTGCAACCGTCGCGCCCTCGGACACGCTGCGGTCCACGTTGAAGGAGCCTGCAATCGCGTCCGCGCCCTGCGCACCCTCGACCAGATCCCCGAGGAAATACGACTTCCCCCATGCCGAGCCGCCCCAGGGCCCAGAGCCCCATCCGCCGAGCGTGCTCATGCCTTTCTCCTATCAGGCCGCGTCCAGGCTAAAAGTATAGGTTACGCTCAAAGTGTCGCCAACATTGACGTTGCGGTCCCCGGGAGAAGCGAAGTCGGAAGCCGAGAAGAGGACGCCGGTGGTGCCGCTCTTGGTGCTGTTGGAGATCAGGAACGCCCCGCCCACGGTGCCGATGGCGTTGATGTTGAAGATGGCCGGCGATGCCGCGTTGGTGATCACCGATGGGTCAGCCGTGCTGGCAGCGGCAAAAACAGCTTGCACGCGTGTGGCGTTGGCGTACGGCGTGACCTCGGTCCAGCCCGCGTGCGAGGCCGCGGTGTCCCCCGCTGCGGGGTTGTTCGAGACGGCTGCGCCGTAGAGCCCCAGGTACCACTCGGCGGTGTAAGCCACTCCGAGGAAGTACTTGTCGTTCATGTCCTTCAGGCCGCCGTTGACCACGAGGTTGTGGTGCTCCTGCATGCGCCACTTCTCGACGCCGTTGCGGTCCCGGCACACGATGGTGTAGACGCCGCCTGCTTTGGTTTTCTCGATCATGTCGGCTCCTTACCGCGTTGGGATCCGCACCTGCCCTGTGCGGTATGTGTCTTGGCGCAGCTTGGCGTCGGCCAGCTGCTTGAGGTCTGCCACGGCGCCATCGAACATCTTGCCGTAGAGCGTGATGATGTCGGCGTCCATCTGCAGGAAGCGCGCGGCCTCCAGGCACATGCCGTTGAGCAGCACGGAGTCCATATTGTCGCCCAGCCAGCTGGTGCCTGCCGTGACGATGGACTCGGGGTACTTGGCATAGTGGAGCTCGACGCTGTAGTTCGTGTCGGGCGTCGGGCCCAGGATGAAGGTGTCTGCGTCGAACTGCGCGTAGGCCTTGGGTTGCCCGGTGGTGGGCGGGAAGGGGTACGCCTCGCGGATGTAGTTGACGTCCTTGTTCAGCAGGTACTCGTAGCTGCCGTCCGCGCGGATCACGGCCATGGAGAACACGTACAGGAACCCCGGCGGGCCAGAGAGGTACGGGTTGTTCCGCGACACCGCGCCGGTCACGTTGGCGCGCAGCACCGGCGGCTGCACCGTGTTGAAGGCCTTCTGCTCGGTCTGCCGGCAGAAAAGCGCAAGCTGCTTGTCCGTGAAGCTGTTCTCCACGATCTCCTGCACGCGCGCGGTGAGTTCGGCGTAGTTCATGGTGGGATCTCTCGAGACTCGGCCAGTGCAGGATCAGGACGCGGGTTGCGCAGCGCCTGCGGGTCGTCCACGGGCGTGCGGTCGAGCCAGTTCTGCGGGTGGTCCGGATCGTAGCAGGTGGGGCACGCGCGAATGCCGGTCGGGCGGCCCTGCACGTACTCTTCGCGCAGCGCGCTCAACTGGTAGCGGAAGCCGCATTGATCGCAGTAGCCATGGGCCCACTTACCCGAAGCGTACCTAATTGACATGTATGTCCCCTGCGTGCTGCGGGTATCGACGAAGGTACTCTTGCTGCCACTGGTCTGCGTAGTTGCGCTTCATGTTGGAAATACGGGCCGCTTTCTGCCTGTTCAAGCGCTGCTCTGGAGTGCACCGGTAGCCCGTAGCATATGCCTTGCCTTTGCGTGCAGCTACGGCTTTTTCACGGTATCCCGGCGTGGCCCAAAGCTCCGCCACGATTCTCGACTTCTTACCACGCACCTCTTCGTCATACACACGCCGACCATCAACGCACGCATATGAGTTCTCACTGGGCTGTAGCTCCGCGATCCACTTCCGCTCCGCCTCCGCCAGCCCCTGCGCGGAACATTCTTGCAGTAGACGGACATCAAAAGCTTTTGGGCCTTGCTCGGCAAAAGTCTGCTTGAAGTTCCGGTACGTAGCGCCGGGATCTTGCTTCTCCATGGCCGAAAAGTGTTGCCCAACGCGCGTCTTAACCCGCTTCGAGGCCCCCACGTATGTGCTTCCGCGCACGGTGTCCGTCAGCAAGTAGACCCCGCACACGTCAGACACCGAAACAAAACGGACTCGATTCAACAGGTACTGGTTCATACACGCTCCTTTAGGAAGAGTGTACCGCAGCTGTCGGAATCTTGAGCACATCACATCCGCCCCACGTAGGGCACAAGCCGCATGGGTGCCTTGTCGCGGTCCTCGTCCATGGCCATCTGCATGGTCTCGTCGTAGACGGCCTTCAGTGCGCCCATGCGCTCCATGCCGCCGGGCAACTTCATGCTGAGGTAGTAGGCGAGCCCCGCGACCATGGCCGGCAAGAACCGGAAGGGCAGGTCCTGGGTGTTGACCCCGTTGCCGGCGTCCTCGATGCGGCGCAGGCGCCAGTAGACGAAGGTGTAGGGCGTGCTGCTGTCTGGGACCGGCCAGAACGTCACCTGGGGCACGATGTACCGCTGGATGAACATCTGGATAGGCCGACCCTGCGTCGTCTTGTTGGGGATCGATTGGTAGGTCGGCAACGGGATGCGCGAGATCACCAGATCGGACTGCGTGGCGCCCGTTCCCGTGCGAATGGTGGCGTCCAGGATGTCGACGGTGTCCACCGGCAGGTCGTAGGTGTCCGTGCCGGCCACGAGGGGGATCGTCAGCTGCTCGAAGGTCCACATATTCAGACCCTTGTTCGCCCAGTCGGCGAACAGCAGGTTCAGGCTGCGCCGCGCCGTCTTGAAGTCGTAGCCGGTGCGCAACTCGTAGCCGCAACGCTCCGCCGCCTCTTCGAGTATTTCTGTCAACTCGAGCGTGAAGCCCGTCGTTCCCGAGGTGGCCATGGGTTACGCCCCCTTGCAGCCGCCCGAAGGTTTGCGCGCCGCGCCGTAGCCACGCACTTCGCCGCCCTCGGCATACTTCTTGGCAGGCATTTTCTTGCCGAAGGGCGGGGCCATCATGGGCATCGCCTTTTTGCCGCCGGCAGCCTTCTTGGCTGGTGCGGACTTGCCCTTCATCATGAAGGCGGGGCGTTCTTTTTTCGTGGCCATGGTATTTCCTTTGGGTTGATCAGCCGTACACCAGCGTGGCGGAGGTTGCGGCGGTCAGCGTGGCGTGCACGTTGGTGCCAAACAGAATGCCTTCGCCGGGCAGCAGGATGTAGACAGGGTCTGTCGCACTGGCAGGCGTGTCGATCACGAGTTCGGTAGCACCGCTGGCACCGCCGTCCCGCAGCGTCAGAGAGCCCGCTGTAGCGGCAGACGAGACGTACACCGCCTTGATCCGCGTGCGAAAGTCCAGCGCGGTGCCGGTCGCGTTGATGCGTAGCGCCTTGACGTCGGTTTGGACACCCATGGTGGGCTCCTATCAGCTGAGGGCTGCGCCGACGGCAGTGACCCAGGCAGCACCGGTCCAGAGAACCACGCAGTACTCGTTGTTGCCCACCCCGTTGTCGCGCACGGCGCGAATGGTGCCCGCGTCGGCCACGGTAAGCACCGGCAGAGCGGCGGTGGTGCTAACGGGCAGCTGGACTGCGCCAACAACGGCGCCAACAACGGCGCCGATAAAGCCGTTGTCAGATGCGACGGGGCCCGAGAAGGTGGTACGTCCCATGATGAAACCTCACATGCGTGGCGCCCTGCAGTCTGCATGATCGTCTGCCGGGCCAGTCGTGCAGGGCCAAAAAAGATCCCGGGGGTGAGGCATTATGTCATCGCGTACGCAAAGCGCCAACCCTTCTTTGGGCCGCGCGCCAGGGGCTTGCCGGACTTCAGGGCGTTGTTCACTGTCGACGGGAGCAGCGAGAGGCCCTGGCGCAGCGCCGTAATGCTGTCGAAGCGCGCGCGCGCGTGCGTGCCGTCGGGTGCGGTTGCGTCGATCGCCTTCTGGACCTTGGCGCCGTGATCCGGCCGGGTTTTTCCGTACCAGAAGTTCTTCTCGCCGCTGAGAGATGCGCTGATCTTGGCACGGACTTCGGCCGCCTTGGGCTTGCCGCGCAGGTGCGCAGCGATCTTTTCTTTGGCGCTGTTCGTGTGTGTGCGCCCCGCCCAGTTTTGCGCGGCGAGTTCCTCGGGCGTCCTTTTCCGACCCCAAGTAGGGCTTTTCTCCCCCGACCACCCCAGCGTTGGGGCGGTGCCAATGTAAAAGCTGTTCGAGACGCTGTTGATGGTTTTGTAAATGCCACGGGCCATGGTTTTTTCCTGTTTTGATACGGGGAACGCTTATTGTACCTTAACTTAAACAGTACTGCAGGCAGACGTGAAAAAGCCCACCGAAGTGGGCTTTTTGAGTACCTGGGTATTAAGCTCCAGGGGAACCAAAGACACCAAGTGGGTCACTCCATCCAAAGGAGTACCGCTCGCGAGCTTTGTAACGCATGTTCCCTGTGTCAAAATCAGTGTCGGATCCAGTTTTCATCGCCACGCGCTCGAAGTGCTTCAGGCCGTTGGGCACGTCGGTCATCAGGAACCACGCGTCCGGATCGGTCAGGTAGTGGTTGATGCGATAGCCCTGCGGGATCGAGCCGGTGGACTTCAACGCGTTGATGTCGTTGTCGGCCGTCGCGACGCGAAGCTCGGTCTTCATCAGGCGCTCGATCACGAACTGCAGCTGGGAAGGCACGACGGCCTTCATCGGCCGGGCTGCGATCAACAGCCCCTTCTCGTCGGTCCACTGCGAGATCTGGATCACAGCGTTTTCCAGAGCGGTCTCGTTGAGGTCCGAAGCGGTTGCAGGCTCGTTGGAGTTCACGCCACCACCGACCAGGGGGTGCAGCGTCGAGAACAGTTCGACACCGTCACCACCGGCGAAGGCAGGATCGAAGCCGTTGTTCAGGATGGCCGCGGCCTTGACCTGCTTGGTGTGCGCCATGGAGCGAGCCAGCGCCTTGGTGTAGCGGCCCGAGAGGGACGCGTACAGGTTGTCTTCCATCGCCTCTTCGGTGATGGAGAAACCGAGCACCACGGTCTCGTGCACGTAGCGCGAGGTGAATGCTTCCTGGGCGTTGTCGTAGGCCATTGCGGCGCCTTCGGACTTCACCGGGGCGGCGCTGAAGCCGGCCAGCTTGGTCTCTTCTTCGAAAGATCGATCGCTCGACTCGGTTTCGAAGATTTCCTTGTGCTCCTCGGCGTACTTCTTGTACTCCAGACCGAACAGGGCGTTCAGGCCGGGCAGAAGTTCCTTGAGCATTTGTGCGCGAGAGATTGCCATGGTGTGTGCTCCTTAGATGCCGACGGCGTTGGTGTAGCTGTGCTGGCCAGGGTTGAACTTGACCAACACATCGGGGAACGCGTCGCCCACAGGAGATGCGAAGCCGACGATGCGGAACGCAGCTGCAGCGGTCTGCACGGTGCTCTCCAGCGCGCTGGTCGAGTTGCCGGTGCGGGTGCTGCCGGTGCTGGTCGACTGGGCTGCGGCCAGGAAGGTGTTGGCCCCCAGTGCAGCTTGCGTCACGGTGCCGTCCAGTTGTGCCTGGAAGACCACGTCGGGGTCGACAACCACCTGTGCCTTGACCACGCCGGTGGTGCCGGAGGGGTAGTACTGGCTGTTGACGAACTGGCCCTGCGCGTTGAAGTACGCGCAGCCGGTGAAGACGCCGATGGTGCCTGCCGGGAACGCGTTGGTGGTGCCGTCGGCGCCCGTGGCCGTCACCGGGGTGATGTAGCCGGCCGCGCTGATCGACACGATCATGCCGTTGAAAATGTTGCTGGCAAGGCCCGCAGGGTCGATGCGAAACTCTTCGACGGCGCCAGCGTAGGGCATGCCATCCGCCCGTTTGACCGGGCGCAGGCCGTAAGGTGCTGCAGTGAGGGACATGGAGAAACTCCTTTAACTTCCGTTGCCGAATCCCCGGCCCTTGCTCACAGTCGACTTCGTCTTCCGGAACTTGGGCATCAGGGGGTTGTTCTGTGCCATGAACTGTTCGTCCACAGACGCCATCTGCTGCGCGTTCTTGTTCGCATAGAACCGTCGGCGAGCATCGACCTTCTCTTCCTCGTTCTTGCAGAGCATCAGGCCGCCCACTTCGATGTTGCCGTCCTTGGACTCAAGGTGCTTCATCTCGGGGTGATCCGCTGCCTTTGCCGGAACCCATCCGTCCCGGAACTTCTGCGAGACATTTCGGCCAGCCGCTTCGTTGAGCACATGAGTGGCTACCCATCGGTAGGCCCATCCTGGCTCCGCGCGTGGCGTGGGGAGTTGGTCTGGAGGCGTGTATTCGAATCGTTCTTCGTCAGCGCGAGTTTCGATCTCGCGAGGGGTGCGGCTTGCCATGATCAGGCTCCTTTCGATGCAACTTGAGCAGCGTATTGCTGCGGGGTGATTCCGAGCTTTTTGCACAGGTTCAGCTGCGACTGCGTCATGGTGACGCGACGTTTGCCGGCCGGTGTGCGCTCAACCGCTGCCACGGGAGAGGTGGTCTTGCGGCGTGGTGCTGGCTCGTCGTCTGTTGCACCGGATTTGGAGTACAGATCCGGGAAGACCTTCTGCATGCGAGCATCGATTTGCTCGTAGTAGGCGTCACTGCCTGCAGTGAAGCCCTTTTGCACGAGTTCCTGGTGCAGCCCCAGTGCGAAGCTGGTCTCAGCAACCTTGTCCGGGGCGGTGAACCACGAGTTCTGACGCATCCAGGCGTTCAGCTTCGGGTCCGCAGGCGCCGGATCGGTGTCTGCTTGCCGCGTTTGTACCACATCGCGAGCCGCCGGCACAACAGGTGCGCGAAAGTTTTTCGCTTGCACCAGCTTGATCTTGGCGTCAGTGAGCGCTTCCTGCGCTGACGTGATCTCGTCGGGGTCCAGGGTCTCGTTGGCCTTGCGCAGCTTCTCCAACGCGCTCTTGACCTCGGCCTCGACGCTGGCCACCGTCACCTTGGAGTACTCCTGCGAGCCCTCTTCGTAGGCCTTGCGCAGACGGGCGTTCTCGTCCTGCATGGCCCGCGCCGCGTTGATCAGTTCGGTGTGCTCGCGCTCCAGGGCCTCGCGCTTGCGGCGCTCGTCGTGGCGTGCGTGCGTCAGTTCACCGATGCGACTGCGCGCCTTCATGCCGTAGCTGGCGAGTTCCTCGTCGGTGGGCTCGGCCACCTCGCGGTTCAGGGGCTTGGCCTTCTTGTCGGCCGCCGGGGTGTCGTCGACGATTTCGAGCTCGATGTCGTCGTCTCGGGGGCCGGGAAGATCGACTTCGATGTCGCCTTCGCCGGTGGTGATGTTGTCAAAGTCCGGATCGAACTCTTCGTGGGGGAATGCTGGTCCTGGCATCTTGCTCTCCTTTTAAGCTGCAGCGCGGCTAATCCCGCGGGGGTCCAAAACAACGGCTTCGACCTGATCGTCATTGATCAGGCGCCACTCCGTGCCTCGGATCTTGAAACGCGTTCCGGTGTAGGTGCGCACCAGAATGAAATCGCCCTTTTTGCACCACGGGCCGGTCGGAAACTTCTCCGGGTCCTGGTATGCAAGAGGTCCGACCTCGACGACGAAGAGCACGGTGGTGCCGATTTCCTCGTTTTTCTTGACCACGTCCGCCTTGACGATCTTCGAGTTCTCGAAGGTGTCCTCGGCCTGGGGGATGGCGCACAGGATCTTGTAGCCGCAGGGGCTGGGGATCTGCTTGCCGCGCTCTTCCATGGGCGTGTTGTCAAACTCCTCGTCCGTGGCCTGTTTCAGGTTCGGGACGGCGTAGGTGCCCGGCGGCAGGATCAGCCCGCCCGGGTTCAAGGTCTCAATCGTCTGGGTCATTGTGATGCTCTGCGCTTTCTTGCACGGCCAATATTTCGGCGATTGCGATGTCGAGGCCGTGAATCTCACCGCAACCGTATTTGTAGGCGCCGAGGTCTGCACCTCCGGCGATGAGCGAGGCAACGCGCGAATCGCGCTGCTCCCGGAGGTTTTTCACCACCAATTTGACGAATTCGTCGATCATTTCGAGCTCTCCCCGACGTCATTGCCGGCGTTGTTCTGGCGCAGCAGGTCGACCAGCTTGAAGGCGTCGTCGCGGTCGCGCTCCAGCACTGCCTGATCCTGGGCCCGGCCCATGACACCGACCTTGGCCGCCGACACCACGAGGTTTTGCTCGGCGATTTCTTGCTTGGCCAGCTGGTCCTGCTCCTTGAGCCGCATGATGTCGGCTTTCTCGGCCGCGTTGACCTGCAGCTGCTGCTCCATCTGCTTGATCTTGTCGGCGTCGCCGGCGATCTTGGCGTTGGCCAGCTTCTCCTTGATGGCCACCTCGCGGTCCTTGCGGTCGGCCTCGCGCATCTGCAGCTGCACCACGGGGTCCTGGGCCTGTTGCTGGGCTTGCTGGGCCTGTGCCGCTGCCTGATTGCGCTGCAGCAGTCGCATCGCCGCGCGCGCCATGAGCTTGGACACGGCCACCTCGATCTCGGGCGACATTTCCTGGTCTTCTGGGGGCAGCACGACGCCCAACTCGGCCTCGATCTTCTGGCGGTAGGAGAAGCCGATGTGCTCGGCGAGGTGGGCCTGGGCCGCCGCCATCATGGCCTGCGCACCGGGGTTCTGGCCCATCTGCTGCGCCAGGATCGGATCCTGCATGGCCATGGTGTGCACGGCGATGTGGGACTCGTGGTCCTGGTGCAGGAACGCCTTGACGGGGTCGCCGCGCAGGATCCGCATGTTCTCGGTGACCGGGTCCATGGGGTCCAGGTCCTCGGGCAGCGGCACGAGCTTGTCGGCGTTCTTGAAGCCGATGGTCTCGAGCATGTCGCGGTGCAGCAGGGCGAGGTTGTACAGCTGCGGGGCCGTCTGGGACAGCTGGATGGCCGCCTGATACTGGATCAGGCGCTGGGTCATCGTGGCTGCGTTCGGGTCGCTCACCGGCACCACGTCCACCAGGGCGTAGTCCGAGGCCCGGTCGCCTTTCTGGCCCGAGGCCGGCTCGTAGTCGTAGGGCGACTCGTCGTGGTCGACCACGCACTGCTTGATGAGCTTGAGTTCTTCCTTCAGGCTGTTGTGCACACGGGCCTGGACCGCGGTCATGACCTTCAGCTGGCGCTCGATGAGGGCCAGGGTGGTGCCCACCGGCGCCTGGGAGGACATGTCGCTGATCTTCATGTCCGCCATGCCGGGCAGACGGCGACCTTCCTCGATCAGGTCCTTGAGCAGCTGCGTGAGCACCATGCTGGGCTCTTTGTACGGCAGCGGGATGATGTTGTCGCGCACCGAGCCCGAGCCCACATCGACGTCGCGGAACTCGCCCGGACGGATGGGTGAGTCGTCGTTCTTGATCCGCATGCCCTTGGATTTCAGGCCGCCGGGCAAGTTGGACAGCGTGCCCGCGTCGATCAGCTGGCGCAGCAGCGAGGTGCCCGCCTTGGCGTAGCCCCCGATCAGGTGGATCAGGCCCATGCCGTAGGGGCCGAAGCCCGGCACGTAGTCGTACTGCACGAAGTGCTGGCACGGCTTGTGGTGCTCGTCGTCTTCCTTCCAGTTGCGACGGATGCCCAGGACCTTGTCGTTGTCGCGGCAGACGGTGACCACGTAGGGCATGGCCAGACCCGTGGCCAGGGGGTCTTCGTCGATCTGGAGCAGCATCGTGCTCTCGTAGACCGTGAAGCGGTCGTCGTTGATGTCGCTCTGGCCGGTGATCTTGTCCTTTTCCTCCTGCACGTCGGTCTGCAGGCGCTGCGCGTCGCCCAGGTCGCAATCGACGTAGAAATCCGAGGCCATCAGGGCCTTGAGCTTGTTCTTGGTGTAGCGGATCCGGTTGGTCACGCGCTCCGAACTGCGGGCGTTCGTGGCCCCGTAGGGCAGGATGATGTTCTCGGCGTCGACGAACTTTGACACCGCGCGTCCAAGGGTCGGATCGGGGTAGATTTTCTTGAAAGCACAGCCGATGATGGGCAGGTTGAACAGCATACGATCGTGTTCATCCCGGAACTCGACCATGCGCTCAGTAACCTGATAGTTCATGTCTGCGCGCACGCGCAGCGCCGCCGCCATCTTCGACTTGGTCTCCTTGCCGAGGACCTTGGTGAGCACCGGGCCGTGGGCCGGGAACGTCTCCATCATGGTCTCGGACTGGAAACGCACCGCCGCCTCCAGCATCATGGGGTGGGTGACGCCGCAAGCCCCGTTCCAGGGCTCCGTGCGGTCCTCGTACTTCAGGCCGAGCAGCTTGATGCCGTCCTTGTAGGCACGCTCCCAGTCTTCCCGCGCGCGCAGGTCGTCGTCGATGTCCGACAGCAGATCCTGAGCAATGTTAGTGAGCACTGACTCCGGAAGTGTCAGCGCAAGGTTCGCCCCGAAGTCGTCGTCCGGGTCCTCGGGATCTTCCGGGCCGTCCAACTCGATGGTCACGGTGCCGTCTTCGTTCTCGATGACCGTGGGCTCGCCGCTCTCCAGCACCACCTCCACCGGGTCCAGGTCTTCCTCGACGTCAAAGAGCATATCCTGCTCGCGGATGTTGTTCTCGAAGGGCATCTGAGTGGCCATGGGGGCTCCTAGTAGTAGGCCGCAACGGGCGGCGCGGAGGGCTCATTATCCCCGTCGTCCTCGTCATCGGACAAGCGGATGAATCCGCCACGGCGGAACCGCTCCCAGGCCATGACGGTGCAGTCCACCGGGTCGTCGAAGTCTCCGTTGGGGAAGTCGGCGCAGACCTCCATCAACTCGCGGGCCCAGGCCGTGTCGGGCACCCAGACGTTGCCGTCCTCCAGGATGGCCGAGACCGCGTTGGTGCGGGCGTATTTGTCGTTGGAGATGCCCACCTTGCCGCGCGACGGGCTCACCTCGACCACGAACAGGCCCTGCGCGCGCAGTTCCTGGATCAGCGGGGCGCCCGCGGCTTTTTTCTCAATGATCAGGTCATCCGGGGACCATTGGTCGTAGAACTCCCGGGCCTTTTTCTTGAGCTCGGGGAACTCGACGCGGCCCTTCCAGTAGTCCAGCAGGATGATGGCCGGGCGGTGCTTGTGCTCGTCGAAGAAGACGCCCCAGGTGGTGCAGGCGCTGTAGTCGTTGCGCGTCTTCTGCTCGTGCGCGGTGTCCCAGGTCTGGATGATGAAGCTGCAGTCGGGCGGCTCTTCCTTGAGCCAGATGTTCCAGTGCTCGCGCTTGAGCAGGGCGGCCGAGTCGCTGGTGGGCTCCTGCATGTACTGGGCTGCCCAGAACGCTGCGCGCATGCCGGCTTTCTTCGCCAGCAGTTCCTTCAGCGGCCACTGCTCGGGCCACAGCGAGACTTGGTGGGGCTTGCCGTCGCGCTCGACGTCCATCACGGCGGGGAAGCGCACCTCGTGCCACGGCAGCGCGCCGTCGGCCTTCTTGTCCTTGGACCACTGGATCGCCTTGGCGATGGGGTCCTGCTTCCCCCATCTGGTCCCAATCATGATGATCCGCCCACCCGGCATCAGACGCTGCAGCGGACCCACCTGCATGTAGCTCCAGGCCGTCTCGAACGCCACGGCCGGGTTCCCGTAGAGCACCGCCTGCTCGGAGACCAAGTCGTCGGCCACCAGGAGGTCCGCACCTTTACCGGCCGCGTTGCCGCCCACACCCAGCGCGATGTAGACCCCGCCCTGCACCGTGGTCCAGTCGCCGGCGGCGCTCTTGTCCTTGGACACCTGCACGGAGCCCTCGAAGATCTGCTGGTACTCGTCGCTGTCGATGAGGTCGCGCACCTTCTTGCCGAAGCTGGCCGAGAGGTCGGCCGTGTGCGTGATCATCAGGATCTGGTGCTTCGGGTTGTGCCCCAGGTACCACGCCACGTACAGAAAAGCGATCGATTCGGACTTGCCGAAGCGGGGCGGCATGCTGACCGTCATGCGCAGCGCGTGGGGCGGCGCCTCGTCCACCTCCCAGGTCCTGGCCATGTCGTGGAGCAACGGGCGCAGGTGCCGGTGGTGCGGCCCCTCCTTGAACCCGACGTAGACCCGGTGGCAGAACACCAGGAAGTCCTCCCGCGCGCGCCGGCGGGCGTTCTTGACGTCAAACGCCTCCAGGTCCTCCAGCAGCGCGAGCTTCTCTGCGGCGGGCAACTCGGGCAGCCGCGCGATCAGCAGCTGGATCTGCTCCGGTGTGAGGTGCTCCAGGCGGGAGGTCACTGGTCCAGGCCTTCAGTGCCGTGCGAATAGTGGTGCTGCAAGTTGCTGATGGCCCCCATCATGCGCAGCCGGCTGACGTTGCCCGTGCTCGAGCACCACATCATGATACTGTCGTCGTCCTCGATACCCACCGCCGCAAAACCCACGATCTTGCCGCTGAACACCGCCTCACGCAGGTTGTCCAGCACCCCCAACGCCGTGTGCACCCGCGCATGGCGGGCCGCCATCGTGTGAACCGCGCACTTCGGGCACTCCAGCGTGTCGGGGGCTGGCGCAGGCACCACAGCCACCCACTCGTGCTCGCACGCGGCGCAGCGGCACGGAGCCGTCACATGGGGCCGCGCGCTGTCGAGCTTGACGACCTGGGGGCGTCCAAAGGGTATGAGGGTCATGTCTCCTCCCGGGGCGTGGCCTCCGCCACAACAGTGCTTGAGAGGAGCCGCTGCAGGCGCTCGGCCACCTTGGCGTTGAGCTCTTCCTCGTTGTGCTCGATCTTCTGGGTCACCTCGACCTTGGTGGTGAACAGGCCGATCTCGGTCACGTCGCCCAGCAGCTTGACCGCCTTCATCCGGATGCTCGGGTTGCTGTGGTCCATGTCCTCCAGCAGCCGCGCCACGATCTTGCCGCGGATCTGCTTGGCCTGCTCGATGAACTCCCAGTCGTAGGCCGTCAGGGTGGCCACGAGGTGCTGCACTGCCACGGGCGTCTGGATCCCGGCCAGGGCCACCTTCTTCGCGTCGTCGCTGGGCTCGGTGATCAGCGTGGTGAAGACCTCGCGCGCCTCGCGCTTCTGGATGGCGTCGTCCAGTTCCTCGTCGGAGGGCACGCCGAACTCGGCGAACGGGTTGGAGGGGCTGGCGCTCTTGTGCATCGCTTCGAGAACCTGGGCGGATGACGCCTCGTCCAGCTGCAGCAGCTGGGCTTCTTCTTCGGTCTCGATCTGGAGGGCGAGCAGGTGGTCGAACATGTGAGCGCTGGGGTTACAGCGTGGCGAGGTTGCCCTCGGGATGGAGGTCAGTTTACACTCACTTCCGAGGTCGGTGCAACGCGTGCGTTGTTCTTGCTTCTCCTGATGGTCGGAAACGACTTTGAGCCCCCTGGTGAAAACTCGGGGGCTTTTTTTCGTCTGGAGGGGGTGTGGGCCGACCCACACGGCTTTGCAGCACGCGGTGTCGATGGTGGGCGCTTTGACAGGGAATTCCCTACTTGGGGAGCAGGCCGTCCAGCCAGTCGTCTGGGAGCGGTTCTGGCGTCTTCTTGGCACGCGGGGGCTTGGGCGTGCGCGGTGTCTGGTTGGCCCTCTGCTGCTTTGGCGTGGCCCACCGGCAGTTCCCCGGCTCGTAGCCTTTCTCGTTGTTCTCGCGGTCCAGCGTCAACTTACGGTCGGCCGGCACGCCCACGTCGGCCAGGAAGCTCTCGAAGTCCTTCCAGCGGTCGCAGACCTTGATCCCTCGCCCGCCGTACCGGTGGTAGGCCACATGGGTCTCGCGGGTGCAACGGTCCCACATGCTCATCCAGCGCAGGTACATCCAGTTCAGGGGGTGCTGCGTGCTTGAGTACGCCTCTGACATCAGCCCCGCGCTCTTCCCCGTTCTGGAGTTGCGCAGACACCCGCACGACTTGGTGTTCCCGCTGACGAGGTGCGCTCTCCACGCGAAGAATTTCTGGCCGCACTGGCAGAGGCACAGGCAGCGCAGTCTCGACGGGGGCTTGGGGCCCTTGTAGCGACGCTGTCTAAGGATTGACACGGTATCTGGCAACATTTTTTGGGGCCCCCGGGGGTGTGTTGATCGGCTGTTTAGACATGATTTTACACCGGAAACCCAATCTAGGTGTGAAACAGTGTTACTACAAGTCGCCACATCACATCGCAATATCGGTCCCCCGCCCACCGGTGGGGGTCGCACACCCGGATCGCACGGCACACCGCAACGACAGAAAAGCTCTATTCATATAATTAAGGTGTCGGTTGGATAGGCCATTCGACATCACAAACCGTGAGCGATGCTCACACACTAGGAGTTATCCATGTCTTCCATCATCAACACCGCAGTCGTCAACACCCTCAAGGCCGCCGCATCCTTTCAGCAACGCGTCGCTGATCTTCGTGCTGCGCTGCCACGTGCAACGCTGCGTGACCGTGACGCATTGACCATCGCGTTGCGCCCCGGCGTCGCCAAGTTCTATGGCATCGAGTGCGCCGAGCACGGCACGACGGGCAAGTTCGTGTGCGACGACGACAAGGTCAGCATGGCCGCGCGCACCGCGCTCTCCAAGCTGTGCAAAGCCGTCATGGGCCCTGTGGCGCACGAAACCGTGGTGACGCCAGTGCGGGTCAAGTCGGCCGAGCGCGCAGCGTATGACGCATTCTGTGCAGCCTGTGGGGGCGATGCGAAGCGGATGGCCGCTGTCATCCGTGCTTGCAAGGCTGTTTGATTTGTCAGTGTGAGCGTTGGAACTGCGGGGCGAGCGACGCGATGGTGTCGTTTCGCACGCTGTTCCAGCACCACATCGCCTGACTTCACGGGCAGCGCGTGTCCAACTGCTGCGCCCTTTGTAACCGTGAGCACTGCTCACACTTCTGGAGAACCCCATGCCCAACGACAAGTTCGCCTCCCTCAAGCGCCAGTGCGCCGGCTTCCTCACAGCCAACGGCGCCAAGCCCCAGACCAAGCCCCAGACCAAGACCGGCGCCAAGATGGTCCACACGTTCTGGTACGGAGCGTTGTGTGCGCTCGAAGAGCCCAACAACCCCGGCGTCTGCATCCGTCTGCTCGCCGGCCGGCACGACGAACTGTGCGACTTCACCGAAGAGCCAACCCACGCCTGACTCCGACCGGTGTCGGCCACGGCCGAGCAGGAGTCCAAAACCCCGGCGCAGCAGCGGTCCTGCTGCACATCAAACCGTGAGCAACGCTCACACTTTCAGGAGCTTCAAATGACCTACGCAAACAACACCATCGCCGCTTCCAACAAGTCTGGGGTTAGCACGGGTGCTACCCACACCCACATCGCTCACCTGTCCCTGCCTGCTGGCGCCCTGGCCCTTCGCGCCCTGCGCCCTTCGTTCCGCTCCATCCTGCTGCCCGTGCGCTTCATCTCGGTCCCGCTCTTCCAAGGCCTGCCCTATGAGTCGCCTCTCTGGCAGGTACGGGACGTACCCGTCTACGTGAAGCCGCGTGCTCGCAAGTGGAGCGCCATGCAGGTTCAGCACTGAAAGTAATACCGGAGTACTCCATTTTGGGGTGCTCCGGGCACTGGCCCACTCTCACGACACTTCTGTGCGTACACACTGCCTCGCAACCCGCGCGGATACTGGGCGCAAGCCCAATTTGCCCCACTACTACTACTTATCTTTATAAATATAGTTGTATATATCCGCATTTGTGCACAACAGTTTGGACTCGCTTGCAAAATGCCGCGTTCAGGCTGTGTTGTGTTAGTGCGTGCGCGGGAGTGACCTCGTTGTGTTGTGAGGAGTAGGAACCCTGCCCACCAAGCCCTCGGAGCCCGCATAAATGCTCACTTTCTACATGCCCGCCCGGACGTTCCAAGGATGTCGTTAATTGGGGGCCACCTTCTTGACTGTGAGCGATGCGCACACTACACTCACGACAGAAAGGGTTCTTTATGTCGGATCAACCAGATTTCATACTCACCCCACTTGAGGGGCCACCGGGCAAGATATGTGCTCACTGCCACTGCGTTTACCCCGTTCGAGACTTCCAAGTGCGCGATCCGTTGCGCAAAACCACGGCGTTCTCGTCTGCCGAGCAGGAGTGGAAGTACTGCAAACACTGCCTGACCCGTGCACGGGGCGACAAGAAGCACCCGTTGCACACCATTGCACGGCCATCGAAGCAGCTGGAGGACATGACCCCCGGTGAACTGGTGCGTGCCTTGAAGAAGGGCGCACTGCCTGAGAACCAGCGCCTCGTCGTCGCGCCCCACCTGCTCAAGACGGCAGCAGCCAGAACCAAACGCAAGCTGGCCGAGGGGCGCAAGCGCAAGTGGGACGAGGTGTGGCAGCGACCATGGGCACATGCTCGCGGCGTCCTGGCTGCTGAACTGAGGGCCAGCACCTACGCGCTGGACAATGTCAAACGCATCCCGCCCCCCGAGGGCAACGCCGAGGTGATCGCCTTCCTGCACCTGCACGCCGAGGTGATGCGCGACCTGCGCACCCGCTTCCAAGCCCAGATGCGCGAGGCCAACCGGGAAGACCTGCGTGTGTACCGTGCCGGGCAGAAGGCCGCGGATCGGCAAGAGGCGAACGAGCCCAAGCGCCGGGCCCGTGAGCAGGCACGACAAGACAAGCGAGACGAGGTGCTGCGTCGCCGGCAGATCGCACTGGCCAAGGCCTCGCCACGGCAGCAGGATGTGCTGCGAGCGCGGTACAAGAAGCAGGACCAGCGAGAGGAGGCGCGGGCACAGAACCCCGTGGGCAGGCCAACCATGCGCACCTACGCACACCGGGCTGACCGGGTGATGGTGCACGACTCGCGCTGGCACCACTACATGACGAAGTCAGAGATCGACGCGCTCGACGAGGCATGGTCAAACGTGCCATCAACGCTGCGCGACCGGCGCAAGGTGCCCTTCCTGCTGGACAAGGCGAAGGCGGCATGCCTGCGGGACTACGACGAAGATCAATCAACCGATGAGGACAACACATGAAAACGATCACCTTCTTCAAACGCTTCGGCGACCTTGATGCAGAGGCGCGCGCCTCGGGCACACCGATACCCTTCACGCTGGCACAGGCCAAGCCGGTCATCGACGCGCTGGCCAAAGGCAAGTACGAACGCATCTGGCTGCCCAACGGGTACGCCATGAAGTGGAAGCACCCCGACCTCAATGCACGCAACACCCGGATCGAATTCCTGGGTAACTACGATGACCTCGACAAGCGCGCCATTCGTGGCCGCCTGCCGGCGTGAGCCAATTCCCCCAACCGTGAGCACCGCTCACATTTTTTGAAAGCAAGCACCATGAGAAACTTTTTCAAACCGAAGTACCACTGGTATGACTGGGTCGGCCTGTTCGGGCTGGCCCTGCTGGGCGGCACGTTGATGTCGGACCCGGACGGCGTCTGGTCCATCCTGTGCATCGGCGTGGCGATCACCTGCCTCTTGCAACCCGCACTGCACGCAGGAGAAGGCAAATGAAACACACCATCGCAACCCTCACCCTGCTCGGCGCAGCCCTCAGCGCACACGCACAGGTCCAGTTCACCAACGGCAACAAGCTGCTGCGCTTCTTCAACGGCAGCGAGGTCGAGGTGACCTACGCCATGGGGTGTGTCATCGCTGTCGTCGACACGCAGTCGGGCACCACGGTGTGCGTACCCGAGAGCACCGAGGTGGGCCAGATCACGGACGTGGTCAAGCGCGAACTCACCCGCCTGCCCGAGTACCGCCACATGGACGCCGACGTCATGGTGCGCAGCATCCTCAAGGCAACCTACCCCTGCGCCAGCAAGAAGCGCACGCCCGGCGGCACGAGCCTGTGATCCGACCGGTGTCAAAGAAAACTGTGAGCGGTGCTCACACAAACCGGCGTCGCAGCGGCCCTGCGGCACATCAATCAGGAAAAGCAAAATGAGTCACTTCACTGTCATGGTCATCGGCGCAACCGACATCGCAACCGCGCTGGAACCCTTCCAAGAGAACAACATGGGCGACTGCCCTGCCGAGTACCTGGAGTTCGAGGACTGCACCGAGGAAGTTCAGGAAGGCTGGGACAAACTGAGCGCCGACGACAAGGCCGAGCACGCGAGCATGGCCAGCTTCGCAGAGGATTACTTCGGCTACGAGGAGAGCGAGGAAGAGCCGGGCAAGTTCGGCCGCACCCACAACCCCAACAGCAAGTGGGACTGGTACCGGATCGGCGGTCGCTGGTCGGGCTTCCTCAAGCTGAAGGCCGGTGCCAAGGGCAAGCTCGGTCAGCGCAGCCTGCTGGACGACGGGCCTGATGAGCGCAACGGCTACGCAGACCAAGCGCGCAAGGGTGACATCGACGTCGAGGGCATGCGCAACGAGGCCGGTGAGAAGGCGGGCAAGAAGTGGGACATCATCAACCCGGTGGTGGGCCCGCACGAGATGACCTTCATGCCGTGGGAACTGGCGAAGGAGATGTCGATGCGCAACGGAGAGGTGGACTACGAGCTTGCACGCAAGACCTACCACGGGCAGGATGTGCGCAAGGCGATCATCGCCGCAGCCGACGACAAGGACAACCCGCACCGCGATATGTTCGTGTGGCTCGACGACCTGCAGTCGTACTTCATGCCGCGCGAAGAGTTCGTGCAGATCGCACGCAACGGGGCCATCGGCACCTTCGCCATTCTCAAGGACGGCCAGTGGGTCGAACGCGGTGAGATGGGCTGGTTCGGCATCGTGACCAACGAGGGCGACAAGAACGCCTGGGACCAGCAGTTCAATGACATGTTCGACGCGCTGCCCGACGACACGCTGGTGACAATTGTAGATTGTCACGTATAGTCTTGCCACATCTGACGAGTTGATGTACGCTGCATTTCTTTTTGAAAGGAGAAGCAATGCGGCACGAATGGCGCCCTGTTCCAGGGTACGAAGGCATCTACGAAATCAGACAAGGCAAGGACGGGGGGCGTGTGCGAAGAGTGCAGCCCCTCGCTCGAACGCGTGTCGGCAGGGAACTGTTCGGCATCGATGGCTATGGCTACCCGCGAGCCGTGCTCACAGGCGCTGATGGCAACGTCAAGTACACGCGAATGCACGTACTCATCATGCGGGCCTTCGGTCCCCCACAACCATGCCCGCTGCACGTAGTGCTGCACAAAGACGACGTCAAGAAGCACAACGTCATAGGCAATCTTGTGTGGGGTACAAAGTCGCAAAACCTGCTCGACTCGTGGGTCAACAAGCGACGCAAGGCCTGCACACCAGCGGGCGCAGCACACCCGAGGTCCAAGCTCACACCCGCACAGGCAAAACGCATCCGCCTCAGCAAGAAGCCGCTAAGCGAACTGGCCGTTGAGATGGGTGTGTCCAAGCAAACAGTGTGGCGAGTGCGCACGCGCAAGAGTTATTAAATCCGACCGGTGTCGGCCGGCGCAGCGGCGGCTCCGCTGCACAACCGTGAGCAACGCTCACACATCAGGAGAAAGTAATGACATCGTTTGAGAAGAACGTCAACGGCCCCGACCCGCTGCAGCAATCCTTCGAGGCGGCAGCCAAGCCGCTCATCAAGTGGCTCAACGACAACGGCCACCCGCACATGACGATCCTCGTCACCCAGACACACGCTGAACTGCTCGAAGGCGTGTGCTCCGTAGTTACCCACGAGCACGTGAAAGGTTGAACATGAGAAAGTCAAATTCATTCCGCGCAGCAGCACTCGCCATGGGCGCGCTCGCAGGTGCAGGCATCAACGCAACTGCCACCCCCGGCGGCACGCAGACCATCAGCGAGCTCACGAGCACCAAGCAAACCCCCGCAGATCGTGGCCAGAACGCGCCCAGTGACACGAAGAGCGACCGACTGGGCACTGGCTACTACAAGCGCCATCGCGCGCCTGTGGGCAAGCGTTACCGCGCATCCGTCAAGCAGCACCAGCGTCACGCGGCCAAGGCCCGCAACAAGAAAGGTTGAACACCATGAGCATCATCAAAGCACCCGAGCAGGACCTGATCGTCCTGGCCTACATCGTCAGGGGCTTCTGGGAAACCGTGCGCCAGTACGACACCAACATGGAGCCCATCAGCGACGAGGGTGAGACCGGCATCATGTCCGACCTCATCGGCTTCGCCGCGCTGGACGACGCGCTGTTCGCCGAGGTGGTGGGGCAGGGCGAGGTCACGTTCGTGTGGTGCTACGAGGTCAGCGAGCCCTTCGGCCATCACTTGGCTGTCTACGTCCACCAGAACAAGGAGTGGCCCGACCCGGAGCACGCCAAGCGCATGCTGCGGGGCCTCTACGACAACGCAACTGCCTGACATCCGACCGGTGTCAGGGATGCAGCCGGGGGCACAGCCCCGGCACCCAACTGTGAGCACCACTCACGCTTTTCATCATCAGGAGTATTTCAAATGTCCGATTTCCATACCTTCGCAACCGCAGTCCACGCACGCTACAACGAGATGGCCAAGCAAGAACTCTTCGAGGTCGACCTCACGCCCGACGAGATCTGGGCGGCCTATCTTGCAGCGTTCCCCGAGGGCACCAACCCGGTGTTCCGCACCAACACCGAGCACGACTGCAGCTGCTGCCGCAACTTCATCAAGAACCTGGGCCGCGTGATCTCGCTCAACACGGACGGCACACGCAACACGGTATGGGGTCGGTGGGCGCATCTGCCTGCTCCCTATGACACGGTGGCCGAAGTGCTGGGCTCGCTCGTGCAGAGCGCCAAGATCGCCAGCGTCTACCGCACCAAGGAGCGCAGCTACGGCGCCGAGCAATCGCGCGAGCAGCGTGCAGACGGCAGCGTGCACGTGTGGAAGCACTTCCACGGCAAGGTGGCACCCAAGCACCTCAGCGACAACGCCGACACGATCCGCGGCAAGATGAACACGACAGCGCAGGTGTTCCAGCGTGGGCTCGAAGAGCTTCGTGCCACGGACGTCATGCAGGTGCTCCAGTTGATCGATGCCAAGGCGCTGTACCGTGGCGAAGAACACAAGCCTGCGCTGGTCGAGTTCCAGAAGCTGCAGCACGCGTACAAGGACCTGCACGTGGGCAGCCAGGAGCGCGACGACTTCGTGTGGGCCAACATCATGAGCCCAGCGGCGCGCTTCCGCAACACGGTCATCGGCACGCTGGTGCAGGATCTGAGCAGCGACGTGCCTGTCGAGCAGGCCGTGCGTTCGTTCGAGACCAAGGTGGCGCCGGCCAACTACAAGCGCCCCACGGCGCTGATCACGCCGCGCATGATCGAGGACGCCGTCAAGGAACTCGAAGCCCTGGACCTGCAGGACTCGCTGCGCCGCCGCTTCGCCAACATCAGCGACGTGAGCGTGAACAACGTGCTGTGGGTGGACAACGCGGTGCGTCCGCAGATGAAGGACGGCCTGCAAGGTCTGCTGCTCTCCAGCATCAAGCCCTCGACCAAGGTGAGCGACAAGAACGCGGTGGTCATCGGCATCGAGTCTTTCATGAAGGACATCCTGCCCACGGCAACGAGCATCGACCTGCTGGTGCAGACCCGCCACGCGGGCAACTTCGTGAGCATCACGACCAACGAGGACGACAAGGCTGCACGCCTGTTCAAGTGGGACAACCGCTTCGCGTGGTCCTACGACGGCAACATCACCGACGCGATCCGCGAGCGTGTGAAGAGCGCCGGGGGCAACGTCGATGGCAAGCTGCGCTTCAGTCTGGCATGGCACAACACCGACGACCTCGACCTGCACGTGTACACGCCCAACGGCACGCGCATCTACTTCTTCAAACGCAGTGGGCAGGGCGGCCGGCTGGACGTGGACGCCAACGGCACGGACGGCATGCGCTCGGACCCGGTGGAGAACGTGGCTTTCAAGGACCCTGTCGATGGCCGCTATCAGGTGGTGGTGAACCAATACAGCAAGCGCCAGAACCACGACGTGGGCTTCACGCTGCAGGTGGCAACCGAGGGGCAGGTGGCAACCGAGGGGCAGGTGGCAACCGAGGGGCAGGTGATGGAGTTCACATACCCGCTCTCGCTGGGCACCAGTCTCGCCGTCGGCGAGTTCCAAGTGCGCGGCGGCCAGATCGTGGACTTCAAGTACAGCGACAAGCTCACGCTGGGCAGCACGCCGAAGGAGAAGTGGGGCGTCACCACCGAACAGCCGGTCAAGGTGCGCACGATCATGTTCAGCCCGAACTACTGGGATGACAACGCCGCGGGCAACAAGCACTGGATCTTCGTGCTCGACGGCTGCAAGAACCCCGAGCCTGTGCGCGGCATCTACAACGAGTTCCTGCGCTCCGAGTTCGAGCCGCACCGCAAGGTGTTCGAGATCCTGGGCGACAAGACCAAGTGCCCCGTCGTCGACGACCAACTCAGTGGCGTCGGCTTTTCATCAACCAAACGAGAGGAGGTGCAAGCCACCGTGCACACGGCCACCGGCCAGCGCACGTACAAGATCCAGTTCTGACCCATTCCGTTTTTCTTTCTCAACCATCTGGAGTTTCAAATGAACCTGTTCGAATTCGCAACCCGCAACGCCATCCGCTTCTCAAGCATCAAGGGCCTCATCACCACCGAGCAACTGTGGGACCTGCCCCTGCAATCGAAGACCAACTTCGATCTGGACAGCGTGGCCAAGTCAGCCTACGCCGAACTCAAGGCGCTGACCGACGACAGCTTCGTGGCTACGGCCGAGAAGCCCGGCAAAGTGCAGGCCACGGCCAAGCTGGAGATCGTCAAGCACATCATCGCTGTGCGACTGGCCGAGAACGAGGCGGCACGCACCGCTGCCGCACGCAAGGTCGAGCGCGAGAAGCTGCTGGGTGTCCTGGCCGACAAGCAGGACGAGGCGCTGAAGAACCTCACGCCCGAGCAGATCCAGCAACGACTGTCCGAACTGGGCTGATCGCAACAGTGTGAGCAACGCTCACACTACCCGGCGCCGCAGCGGTCCTGCGGCTTTTTTCTCATCAGGAGAATGCAATGAGCAACACCATCATCAAGAACCTCATCGATGCGCACCGCATCCTGTCCGAGATCCACGACGACGTCTTCGACCTGCACACCTTCAAGCAAGTCAAGAAGTGCGGCACCATCGCATGCGCTGCAGGATGGCTCGCCATGTCCGATCGCTTCGCTCCGATCATGCGCCTGGAGCAGACCGACACCCGCTTCTACGGGTTGCTGCCCACAGTCGGAGAACCCGAGTTCGACGAAGAACACGGCGGTTACGACTTCAGCTGGCTCGACGAGCACTTCGGCCCCAGTGCCTTCGACAACCTGTTTGCCGAGCGGGGCAGCGGCTACCGGGACCATGCGCACCCCGGCACGTATGTCAACGGCCAGGAGTGGGTTGAGGTCGACGCGCGGGTCACCGACAAAGAGCTTGCGCTGTGGCGCATCCAGTCCCAGATCGACGCTTTGCAAGGAGTGCAAGCATGAAAGGCAAACCCATCGAGCCAGGATGTCTGGCACTCATCGTGCGTGCAAAGCACTGCAAGGAGAACATCGGCCGCGTGGTGCGTGTCCTGCGCAAGCCGGCGCCCTACGAGTCGCTGCCGGGGGACTCGATGCAAAAGATACAGCCGTGGTTGAAGGGCACGTGGATTGTCGAGGCGCTGCCCGGGCATCCAGACCTGATGCGCGCCATCGTGGGCGCGTATTCGCGCGACCTGCAGAAGAAGGTGCCCTCGCGATTCCTCGGGAAGATGCAGAGCAACCTCATCCGCCTCGACGATGACGAAGCACCCAAGGAGGTCGCCCGTACGGTCGTCAAGAGCAAGCCTGTCGACGAAGTCATTTAAGGAGAATGAACATGGACGCAATCAAGACCATCAACTCGCGTGTGCCCGGACTCGTCGCACACATCTACTACGACATCGACCCCGAGTCGCCCGCCAGCTGGGACACGCTGGGCGAGATCACCTACAACAAGAGCGCACGCAACGTGTTGGGCACGCACCCCAAGAGCGCCGAGCAGGACGCGGAGATCGCACGCATGGTGCGCGATGAAGAGGCCTACGGCCTGCCTGTGTGGGCCTACGTGCACAGCGGCGCCACGATCAAGGCTGCGCTCACCAATCCGTTCTCATGCCCGTGGGACAGCGGGCGCAGTGGCTGGGTGTACGTGATGCGCGACAAGGCGCTCAAGGAGTTCGGCCGCAAGCTGCCCTCACGCAAGTTGAAGTTCCGCATTCTCGATGTGCTCAAGGGCGAGGTCGAGACCTTCAACCAATGGCTCAGTGGCGAGGTGTACGGCTACAAGATCGAGCTCAATGGCGAGCAGGTCGACAGCTGCTGGGGCATGTACGGCCTGGACGAGACGGTCAAGGACGTGACCGCGTTGCTCGAAGAGGAAGCAGCACGCATCGCGCCGATGAAGCAGCTTGAGCTTGCGCTCTGACTTCCAACCGGTGTCAAAAACGTGAGCATCGCTCACACAAACCGGCGCAGCAGCGGTCCTGCGGTCTTTAGAAACCATCAGGAGTAAATCATGGGTACACGTTCCATCACCACCATCATCGACAACGCCTTCGACAACAAGGAAGTGCTCTGCACCATGTACCGTCAGTTCGACGGCTACCCCAGCGGCCATGGCAAGGAGCTCTTCGACTTCCTGTCGCAGTTCACCATCGTCAACGGCATGAGCATGAATGACAAGCGCAAGATTGCCAACGGCGCCGGCTGCCTCGCAGCGCAGATGGTCCAGCACTTCAAAGAAGAAGCGGGGGCGGGCGGCATCTACATGGTCAAGCCCCGCACCAAGCTCGATGGCGAGGACTACGGCTACGAGGTCACGATCACCCCGGCGCTCGACATCGAGGTCACGGTGCGCAGCTACCGCGCGCGGGTGTTCAAAGGCACTCTCGCGGCGTTCGGCGAGTTCTGCAGCAAAGAGGAGGAGTGATATGAAAACCACACCCTACGGAGAGCACGTGCGTGTGCGCACCGAGAGCGCCAAGTACCCCGGCGGGCAGGACCACGAGGTCGTCGAGGAACTGGTGGACGGACGCTGGCAAGAGTGCGCCCGCTTCGGTCACATGAGCAACGACTACGCACTCAGCAACGCAGCGGAACGGGCGCGCTCGCTGGCGCGCAAACATATCGGCGGAGGGCACTGAGATGGGCACCATCAAGAGAAGCGAAGTCACGAACCTGCGCATGGTCGCAGGCAACGAGAAGAAGCACACGCATGTCATCGAGGACGGCATGCTCAAGCAGTGGGTCGGCATCGGGTGGATCACGGTGCGACAAGCGACGGACGAAGATTTTAAGAACCATCCAACCCTGGAGAACTGAAATGCAAGGAATCAAGATGCACGTCTTCGAAGACGCCGACGACGCCACGGGTTATGGCTTCAACTACAACGAGTGGGAGAAGCGACCCAACACAGCGGTCGTCACCGACGCTGTGATCGTGCGCAAGGGCACGGTGCAGCAGCTCCCCACGATCGACCTGATCTGCATGGACCAGCAGGGCAACAAGCACGTGGTCCTGATCACCGGGCGCCTGCTCAAGCTCGTGGTCGATGTCGCGTTCGCCAACCCAGGAGAAACGAAATGAGCAAATCATGGAAGCCCGAGGTGCGCACCGGCACCGACCCGAAGTTCTACCAGAACAGCCTCGCCTTCGCCACGAAGGAAGAGGCCGAGTACAGCGCACGCGACCTCATGAACCGCTGGATGGCAGTCGTCGAGTGCCGCGCTGTCGAGAGCGACCAACCTGTGAACTACCACATCGATGTCACCACGGGCACGATGACGGCGGTGACGCCGTGAACGAAGAGACCGAACTCTGGGCCGCCTACAAGGCGCAGCAAAAGCGGGAGCGCGCCGAGCGGCGCGCCCGGGCCGAGCAGCAACTCAAAGACCGCGGCATCAACTACACCGTGCACAACGGCGGCGCACACATCGCCATCGAGGAAGGCGGTGCGATCTTCGACTACTGGCCGGGCAACACGCGCTGGCGCATGCGTCCGCAGAAGAGCGACTTCGGCGTGGGTAAGTTGTTCGCTGCGATTGCGCAGCGGCGCGCGGTAGCGCAAGACCTCAAGGAAAACGAGTGCGGGCTGCGGCTTGGGCTCACCGAAGAAGATGAAGCGTTCGTCGAACGCATGACGCGGGCATTCCCGCATTTAGGAGAAGCAACATGACTGGTGAAGAACGCAAGGAACTGCTCGCGCATGCCGACGCGCTTGAGAGAGCGCTGGCAGAAATCACGGCGGGCAAACGCAAGGCGAGCGCCATACCCATCGAGCCCATGGTGCGGCTCATCGCATATGCGCGCACAGGCACCATCCGCAACGCCCAGATCAACCTCAATCTCAATCTCAAGCTCAAAGGAGAAGAAGCATGAAGCAGATCAAGTTCATTCAGTTGCTGCCGACCGTGGTCGACATGGGCGGCGGCGTGACCGCTGCAGCCCCCGGTGAAGTGCCGGGGCAGTGGTCCGTCTACAAGGGCGAGCCCGGCGAGTTCGAGTGGCTCGCTGACTTCAAGGTCTGGGTCGACGCCATGCGCTACGCCCAGGCACAAGCCGTGCACTACGGTGCGCAAGTTCATGAAGGAGGCATGTGATGACCCAACGCAACCCCATCGACTACACCCACGACGAGATCATCTACACGTGCGCGGCGATGAACAGATTTGGCGGTGCCTTCGCGTGCCACATCGCAGACGCAGCGATGGTGGCAGACAGCTTCAACAGGAAAACGCTGCTCACGGCTTTCGCAGGCCTGTTCCACAAGTACGGCCCCGACTCGGACTTCTACAAGAGCAACGCGTGAGCCCTGCTCACAGTTTCACCACCCCGGCCGCGATGCGGCCTTTTTTCATCAGGAGTTTCAAATGAACATTCAACACATCATCGCCGAAGCCATTCGCGAAGCCGTCACGCAAGAGGTGGCCAACGTAATTCGCAGCGACAGCTTCACCGCACTCGTCGAGACGCTGGTGATCAGGCAGATGGGTGCGCAGGCCGCGCCGAACCTGGGGCAACTGCGCGCGCAGTTCGCCGAGGACATCAACACGCTGGCGGCAACGGTCGACCTCGTGAAGCGGAACCAGGAGCACATGATCGGCACGCTCAACGGCGCGAGCGCGCGCTTCATCCGCATCGAGGAGACCCTCAGCGGCATGCAAGAACGCTTCGCTTTGAAAGAGGTGGTGGAAGACGACATCGGCACGCTCAAGACGGCAATGGACGATCGCGACCAGGACATCCAGGATTTGCGCAACGCGTTCAGGAAGTTCAAAGACAACGGCCCCGAACTGGACAGCCAGGAAGTGGCGGATGTCATCGCCGACCTGTTCAGCGACGGCACCTTGACCATCACCATCGACAAAGTTTAAGGAGAACACCATGGGTTGCAATTTCAACTTTCGGAAGCTCAACGCCAAGACCAAGCACGAGGCCGTGCAACAGGCGCAGGCAGTCATCGAGCAGGCCAAATACGACTACGGCCATGCAGGGTACAGCGGCAGCTTTGCTGAAGCTCAGGGTGTGGAGGTGCGCGCGTGGCAGGCCAAGGACGCTGCTGACGCAGAGCAGTGGCTCGACGAAAACGCGGAGAAGTGGGAAGCCGCGCTGCTGATCATGGATCGAGACGGCAACTGGTACATGGGCGCCAACTGCTCGTCTTGATTTCGAATCCGGCGCCGCAGCGGTCCTGCGGCTTTTTCCAACTATCAGGACTTTCAAAATGAACACGACTTTCAACAACGCCATCGACACCGTCATCACCAACGCACCCCAGAGCGCCATCAACGGCGTGCTCACCCCCGAGCAGGCTGTGGACCGGCTGGCCTACCTCAAGAGCGCCATCGCCTCGCTCAAGGAAGAGGAGGCCGCGTGCAAGGACATCCTCATCACCGGCAACCAGCGCGCCTACGAGAGCGCGTTCTACCGCGCCACGGTGGCCGAGGTGCAGGGCGGCACCAAGGTGGACTGGCAGGCCCTGGCCATGAGCATGAAGCCCAGCAAGCAGCGGATCGTGGCGCACACCTCGCCCACGGCCGGCTACTACCGCATCGACGTTCGCGCGAAGAAAACCTCTTGAGGAGCGACCATGGAAACAACACACTACTACTTCACGCCGCGTGAGATGGACGTGCGGTCAGGCAAGGGTCCCGGCACGCACGACCACGACAGTGCGCTCTGCGGCTACGGCAGCTACCACTTCAAGCGCACCAAGGTGAAAGACGACGTCACCTGCCCCAACTGCCGCGCCCGCCTCGGGCTGCCGGAGAAGACGTCATGAAAGGCACATGGCAAATCATCCCGGGCAGCATCGCTGCGCTGGTGTACTTGCGCACGCCCGAGACCACGGGCGAGTCGCAGTCGGTTGTCTACATGGGCAAGGCGCGAGGGCCTGTGACCGGGCGCTTCGAGTCCCCGCTCAGTGCGTCGGGCTGGCCTGCGAAAGTGCAGAAGAGCATCAACGACTACTTCGAGCACGTGTTCTCTCTGGAGCACGAAGGGCGGATCAACATGCGTGCGCCGTCGCCGCGCGCTGTCTATGTCGACAGCGCGAAACCCTGGACTATCACCATCGAGGAGAACTGAATGTTCACCGGAAAGATCGAACCGCTCACCACGTACCGCACGCGCTGCGGTCGCGGGCGCACCACCTACGACCCGACGGTCTCACCGAGCCAGCCCCGGTCCGTCGTCTGCGACGGCACCGTGTGCAGCTACGCGCCGACCTTGCAGGAGGCAGCAGCGCGACTGAAACAGAAGGGGTGCAAGGAACTGCGCCTCGCACCCGACCACCCGCAACCACAGGAGAAGTGACATGAGCATCATCGGAGACCACTTGACCGAAGACAACAGCGGCATGTACGAGAGCGCCCCCCAACCGCACCGCATCGTCGTCGAAGTCGTTGGCGGCTGCGTCACGTCCATCTACGGAGACCCGCTGCCCATCGCAGTGGAGTTCATCGTGCGCGACCTGGACAGCATCGAGGCGGGCGACGTCGACCCCTTGGGGCCCGACGAGAAGATCGACAACTGCGTTGTTCACTACTGAAAGGAAACCACATGCCAGGATCATTGATCTACGAAGGCCCCTCCCTGCTGGACGGGGCTCCGATATTTGTGGCGGCTGTGTGGGGGTCGTCGAACAGAAAAACAGGTTCGCTTCTTCAAACGTACATCATGCGCAGCGACCTCAACCCGCTGGACGCCAGCAAGTTCGGCGAGGACTACAGCATCTGCGGTGACTGCGGGCACCGGGGCGAGCCCACGCTGGACCCGCTGCGCAAGGTGGCTGTGCGCCGTGCGTGCTACGTCAACCTGGGCCAGGGCCCGCTGATCGTGTGGCGCCAGTACGAGCGAGGTGCGTACCGCCACGCCGACCCTGTCGAGCTTGGCATGGGCCAGCGCGTGCGCCTCGGTACCTACGGTGACCCCGCAGCCGTGCCAGAACACGTCTGGACGCGTTTGCTCGACAAAGCCAAGGGGTGGACAGGGTACACGCACCAGATGGGCCACAGCACTGCGGCGTTCAAGCCGTGGATGACCATGGTCTCGGCCGATGACTTGCCCACGGCGCAGCGCGCGTGGTCCAAGAGCTACCGCACCTTCCGCATCGTGTCGCACACGTCCGAGCTCATCAAGGGCAAGGAAGTGCTGTGTCCTGCGTCGGAGGAAGCGGGCAAGAAGACGACGTGCATGAACTGCATGTTGTGTGGGGGCAGCCAGCAGGCTGCGCGTTCAGTGGCAATCGTGGCGCACGGCGCCGGAAAGGGGTACGTATGACCCAAGAAGACCTGCTCTTCGCGTTCATCGTGGCACTCGGCTTCCTGCTGCTCTGGCAGGCGCGGCGCATCGATCGGCTGGAGAAAGTGCAGCGGACGCAACTCGAGATGAACGCACTCTACATCCAGTACCAGAAGCAGACGACGGACATTCTCGAAGCCCTTGAGAAGCGCACGCAGCGCTGACCACTCGTCGGAAAGCTGCGACACGGACTTGCCCACCGTGTCGCTTTTGTAAAATCTCGGGCATACTGTCAATCTCATCAGGAGTAATCAAATGTCTCACGAAATCACCGCACGCGCCAACGGCTTCTCCGAGTTCGCCTACCTCAAAAGCGACGGCCTGCCGTGGCACAACCTGGGCCAAGCCATGGAGGACAACGCCAGCATCGACGAGTGGCGTGTCAAGGCCGGCATGGACTGGCGCATCAAACGCGCGAAGGTCCGCTACCCCACCAGCATCGAGGCGATAAACGACGCCACCCAGTACATCGAGGTGCCTGACAAGCACGTGCTCTTCCGCTCGGACAACGCCCACCCGCTGGGCATCGTCTCGGACAAGTACAAGGTGGTGCAGCCCGGTGAGGTGCTGGACTTCTTCCGCGACATCGTGCATGTCGGCGGCCTGGAGTTGAGCGCAGCGGGCACGATTTATTCGGGCGCCCGTTTTTGGGCCACGGCCAAGATCGGCGAGGCAAGCCCCACGTCCCTGAAGGACAAGGTGGGCGGCTACTTGCTGCTCTCCACCAGCGCCGACGGCTCGCTGGCAACCGAGGTGCGCCGCACCACCATCCGCGTCGTGTGCCGCAACACGTTGGCCATGGCGCAGAGCGATGGCGCCGCGTCCGTGAAGATCACGCACCGCTCGGTGTTCGACCCCGCCGCAATCAAAGGCTTCATGGACCTCAACGGCGCATCGTTCTACCGGTTCATGAGCACGCTCACCGACCTCGCCAACAAGGACATCACGACCGAGCACGCCGAGTATCTGGCGGTGTCCATCATCGGTGGCGAGGAAGCCAAGGTGCGCACGAGCGCAGGTTTCGCCAAGGTCATGGAGTTGTTTACAACAACCGGTCTGGGCTTCAACAAAGAGGGTGTGTACGGAACCGCTTACGGGCTCCTCAACGCGTTCACCGAAAACGTCGATCATTGGGCCCGCGCACGCTCGGCCGAGAACCGCTTCGCTGCCTCGCAGTGGGGTGCCGGTGCGCAGCTGAAGCAGCGCGCTCTCGACGTCCTGGTGGGGGTGTGAGATGAAGTTCTTCCTCTGGTTCATTGTCATAGCGGCAGGACTGTCGGTCATCGGCACCCTGTCCTGGCTCTACACGGGTCGCTACCCCGAGCGCACCCCCTACACGACTGCGTTCAATGCAGTCTGCGACACGATCTTGTGCGTCTGGGCCATCGCCCTTTTGGTGGAGATTTGAAATGCTGAAACACTTCCGCAAACACAGCGTCGCCGAGGCGATGCAGGCCGAACTCGAAGAGATCGAGCGCCTGCGCTACAAGGAAGACCAGCGCCGTGACTACCACGCGGCAGCGGTCGAGGGTTACGACAAACGCATAGCCAAGCTGCGCGAGATGCTCGCAGCCAACGGCAAGTAATTCCCCGCAAGGGAACAGGCGAAGGGGGCAGGCCTGAATCAACTGCCCCCAGATCATCAGGAGTTTTTATGAAAAAGAGTCTCATCACCATCGCTTTGTTCATCGCAGCAAGCACCGCCTTTGCCGCAGGCAACAGCAACAACAACGGCCCCGTCTTCGGGGACAGCAACACGACCAACAACACCACGAACAACCAGGGCGGCGCAGGCGGTCAGGGCGGCGCAGGCGGCGCAGGCGGCTCGGCCATCGCAGGTGCAGCTTCTGCAGCGCAGGCGACCGGTGTCGGCATCGGCGTGGGTACAGGCGGCAGCGCCACGGCAGGCGTGCACAGCACCGTGCGCAACGACAACGTGAACGAGCAGGGCCAGTTGCAAGGGCAGCTGCAGGGCCAGCAACAGCAGGCCGTGTCGAACTCGGGCGGCAACAAGCTGACCAACGAAGGCAACAACAGCGCGCAGCGCACCACCGCGAACGTGAGCATCGGCGGTGACGTGACCGAGAGCAACACCCCGCCCGTGGTCGCAGGCGTTCTGCCTTCGGTGCCCACCAGCTGCCGCCTGTACCTCTTCGGCGGCGGCTCCACGCGTGATGGCGCGGGCTCGGGCACCTTCCCCATCGGCAACGACCAGACGTGTCTGAGCATCGCAGCACTCAACCTGATGGAGCGCGCTGGCGGCTTCACCCAGGCCGAGAAGCAGAGTGTCGTGTGCAAGGTCGAGGGCATGGCCGACTTCCCTACCTGCAAGGCCATCGCGCAGAAGTGATGTGAAACTGCCCCACCCTTCGGGGTGGGGCCAACCCCGGAGAGAAACATGGATGTGAAATTGCCACCGCTGCCAGAGCCCGAGGTCTGGTGCAGCGCACGAGACGCCCGAGTTAACTTCACGCGCCATCAAATGGAAGCCTACGCCCGCGCCGCACTGCGCGACGCACCACAGGCCGAGCCGGTTGTGCCTGATGGGTTCGTGCTTGTTCCTGAATCTGCGCTTCGCTGGCTGTTTGGCAAAGAAGGCGAGTTCGTCTGCCCGCCTGAAAACTACTCCCGGGGCAAGGAGCCGCCTTTCTGGTGGCGCTCAGTATTCCGCGCCATGCTCGCAGCACGTCCCAGCGCACCAACAGCGGTAGAGCCTGATGAGCGGGCTGCCACGGAGACGCAAGCCGTGCTGATTGAGGTCGTCGAGTACACCGTGCCAATGCCGGTAGCAGCGGAAATGCCGCGGCTTCACATGGATGCGATTGATGACGCTGAGCGGCTGAACTGGATCGAACTCGCAGCTACTAGGCGAAAAGTCGAAATCGCTCGCAGCATTTTGGGAGCGGGCTACGAGATAGGCGAATGGCCTTCAATGCGAGTGACTGTCAAAAGCGGCACGTTGCGACAAGCCATCGACGCAGCCCGCGCATCGGAAGGAACGCTATGAGCATCGGGCTACAACTTGCACTGATCGCTGCCGTCTTTTGGATTGCGCTTGGCATCGGTGGAGAGCGTGCGCCCTCGCTGATCTGGGCCATCCCTTGGATTGTCATTGGCATCACCGGCCTGCTTCTTCAACACCTTGCCTACTGGGCGACAGGGAGTGAACTCGAATGAGCATCAAGCAAGCAATCGAAGCGCTGCCGCCGCTTCCAGAGGTCACGACGATTTACCGTCGAGTCCACGGTGCCAACGTCACCATCTCAGGCTACACCGCCGAACAGATGCGCGAATACGCCCTCGCTGCTCTGCGCTCAATGCCACAAGGGGAGCCGGTGCCCGCCAAGAACAACGATGTTGACCGACTGCTGCGCCAAGTCTTCTTGCTGTGTGAAGCCGTCGAAGACCTTCCTGAGATTGATCCCAAGAACGA